TATGCAGTTTTAAAAGTATGATAAATACGGCATTAGCACATCCTATTGCCACTCCGATAACAATAGGTTCTGCTAAAAATTCTTTAATTGAATTTCAACATCACCATTGACAATCACAATCCTTGATATTATGCTTTTTAATATATTGTTTTTCTCTTTCTTGTCGATATGCGCCCACACATCGGCAAGTTTTTTTATGTTCTCGTAAACAACTTCTTTCTTCTGACTGTTTCTTTCGTTTTTTTCTTCCTCAGTTATCTTTACTTTCATTTCAGAAATGATTTTTTCAGTGTTCTTAATCATTTCTAAAACTGTGTCATTTCCATCGGAATAAAGAACATATAGCCTTTTTAATTTCACCTGTTCTTTTTCAAATTGTGACTGCATTATTTCAAGTTTGCTTTGCTTTTCAATAGGCTTGCACTCTGAAAGATTTAAGGATATTTTCAAAATTTCACTTTCTACCTGTTTTTCAATATCAGCAGCCCATTCCAAAGAATTGTTACAGTCTGGATTGAAATTAGGCAAATACTTCATTGCTTTATCACGAGAACAGCAATATATTTTATGCTTTCCGTGCGTCCACTTCTGATACCGCATCTTGCATCCACACACACCACAATAGCACAATCCTGTTAACAAGTTGGCATCCGTATGACAAGCAGTTTTGTTTTTCCTACGTGATTTTCTGATTTCCTGTGCAAGTTCAAACCTTTCTTTATCAAAAATAGGTTCATGAAGTCCTTGATATACATTCCCTTTATATGGGATCATACCTATATTGACAACTCCGGTAAGCACATTTCTTACAAGTACCTCACTGTGAAATCCTAATGATTCCTTGATATATAAATCAGAATAACCACCAATAAACATATCAAGTGCTCTGTTTGCTTGTTCCTTACGTTCTGGTATAGGAATGAGTATTCCTTTCTCCTTGCTATAATTATAGCAATACGGAGTATTAGCACCACCAATCCAGTAACCTTGTTTGATTCGCTCCAACATACCGCCACGCATACGAAGCATCATAGTATTTTTGTCAAGTTGTGCAAAAACAGCCATCATCTGTGTGTATGCCTGCTCCATAGGACTGTCATAACTTACACTGTCATGGACACATTTGAATAACACTTGGTTTGGTTGAAAAACTCTTTCAATTATGTATAATCCATCAATCATACTTCTTGAAAGCCTGTCTAATTTAAACGAAACAACACATTTAACACGTTTTTTTATGCAGTCGTTAATAAGTCTTTGTAATTCCGGTCTATCCATATTTGCACCGGTATATCCATCATCAACATACCAGTCAGCTACAACCAGTTCATTTTTCCGGCAAAAAAGCTCTATGTCTCTTTTTTGACTATCAAGACCGTTGCCTTCTTCTGCCTGTTTTTCCGTGGAAACACGCATATATGCGACACATTCCATTTTTTTACACTCCTTTCAATATATAAAGAATGTGCCGTATTTATCATACATACGACACATTCTAAAGCCTTTTTACAATGGTGTCAACAGCATATGGATGCTATAATCTCAATAATTTCTTTTGGCAGAGAAACATCTTCAATATCAACATCTTTGCCGTCTTGTGTAACTCTAACCATTTTTTACCTCCAGTCTGTTTATTTTTTCATAAACCTTTTTCGATATTCTGTTGACCGTTCTGTCACATACATTAATCTTTTGTGCTGTTTCTGTAATAGTTTTTCCGCAAGAAAGCATTTTAAACACTTTCTCTTCCTCTTCCGTGAAATTGGCGTTCCGGAAGATTTCTTCAAGTTCTGGCTTAGTCAGTTTTGACAACTTCATAAGCCATTCTCCTTCGCTAAATTTCAGTTTAGATGTTCATAACACCAGAATTCCATCCTGCTTTTTTAGCCTCTTCTGAAAGAATCTCATTTTCTTCAGCTATAGCCATTTTTCTTTGTTGTTTTTCTAAACAATATATTGATAAAATTTCATCCACCAACTCATTAATACTACATAGCATATCTCCGTCAACCTCTTCGGTTCGTTCTGCATCATTTAAAATATTTTTTATATCTTCTGCACATTCATGTATTTTTCTCATACAAATGCCTCCATAAATCTTAATATTTCAGTTTAAATGCTGCTTTCTCATCGCAAAAACAGCAAAACCGTCCTTCGTTTTTCGACAGAAGGCTAAATATCGTGGTACCGTCTCAGAAGTTTATAAGGTCATCTTGAACGGTCAAACGGCTGACCCTCTATTTCAGTTTACTCCAGATGCGCTGTCCATTCCCGGATATCTACCGGATCAATGGGTTCTGCGCATTTAGGGCATATAGGATATAAACCTTTTCTGTAATGTTCCTCCATTTCTCGGAATACTTTATTCTTTCGCATCCGTTTGAATTCAGCATCTGCCAGTTCACTGTATGTTTTGGCTTTAGATAGCATTTTCCGCTGTTCATCCTCCAGCAGCTCATACCGCCTCGCCAATGTAAGCAGAGCATCAAAAGCATCTACCGTAGCTCCGCAATCCTGACAGCTTACGATCCTGTTTACCGTATCGACCTCGTAATGAGGTGGATCGCATTTGCACAGCTTTTCTCTTCCTCGCTCGATTCTTGCTAGATTGAAGGAAATAATCTCATTGTCCATAGTATTCCTCCCCTAACTCCTAATATTTCAGTTTACAGCATTACCAATTCATCCTTGTTGATAAGCGTACTTGCAATGCTTCTTGTTACATGCGTCATAATTTCAGCTTGTGAATGATTTTCTGCAGCATACTTTCTAACAGAATCCAAATCATAAGAAAACCCTGCATCGTCAAGATACTGTCTGATAAACTGTTCATTATCTTCTGATGAAAGACGATGCAATTCATGCTTTTCTGTAAATCTACGCTTCACTGCAGTATCAACATCATCTATGAGGTTTGTTGCGGCAATGATTACATGGTCGTTAGTAACTGCATCTAACAGCTGTAACAAGCATGTTGTACTTCTGGAAACCTCTGCGCTCGCTCCTCCTCCACCATATTCCCTCTTTACTGCCAAGCTGTCGATTTCATCCAACATTACAACGCATTGATGCTGATTGATGAAATTAAACAGATTCGTAAGATTTTTTGCAGTTCCACCAAGATAACTATCAAGCATTCTTGAAAAATTCACATATAAATACGGCATTTCAAGTTTATATGCTACATACCTGGAAAAAGCCGTCTTCCCGACTCCGCTCTCGCCATAGAGCAATGTTGCATTCAGATACGGGATCTGTTTCTCCATAAGCTGTAAACTCACATCATTCATGTTCTTGATCAGTTCGAATAATTCCTTTTCTTCATTGGTCAGATAATATCTGCTTTCTAAGTATGTATTTTTCAGATCTTCCATCGTTGCAAAACTGGAAACATTTGCTGGTAGCTCCATAAGATTCATTCCACCAGATCGTAATAGACTTTGATATTTTGTGACTGCATAGTGATTCTTCTGAGTTGTATCTTCCGCACAGCAGCAAAGAGCTGCATCTTTGGCTTTTTGTATATTGTTTTCAGCCACATATCGCACTAAGGCAAGTTGATTTCTTGTCATTCCCATTTCATATTTCCTCCGGTAAATCCTAATTTAACTTATTTAAAACAACTCAAATAGAAACTCAAATTTTTTAGTTCCTGGTTTCACTTACTTGCTCAATATTTAAGTTTTTGAACATTGCACACATCGCATCCACCACGATGCTGTTACCAAACTGCTTGTAAAGCTGTGTGTTGCTGTTGACCGCTGCCATATTGGAGATATCTTCATCAGATACTCCCATCAGACGTCCGCATTCTCTCGGTGTCAGCTTTCGGATACGGTACTGTGTGGCAGTATGGCTATTTGCATACCCATGTGTGCCGGCTACAAGATTAGATTCTATGTCATTATCAGAGATTGCCGTACCGCACTGCGAACCATCGTTAGAAATCTGACCTCCCTTTTCAATCCGTACAATATCTTGATTTTGTGCGGTTAGCGTTGGACACGTATTGCCGTTATCTTGTACTCTTCCTCTTCTTGTTTGACTTTCCGGGTAACTTGCATCGAAGCATCCACCAACTTCACATTCAATAGAAACGCTTTTCGTAGCCTGTTTAATCAGAACCATATTATCTTTCTGCGCCGTGGTAAGTGAATTGCACATTCCTTGTGCATTCGGCTCTAATCTCTGTTCTGTCGGACTTCCAGCTGTTCTGTCTGATGGGTTATCAGGATTTCTGCCACACATGGCAACTATCTGACTTTCAAGAATTTTTGGTTCTTGATTTCCACCTTGCATTGTACTCAATGTTGGACTACACCCCCCCACATCATAAATTCTGTTGGTACTCTCAAATTTTGCTTCAAGAGAGCCTAAAACATTTACATCTGCCATAACTACTCCTAAATCATGCTGTTCAGCTTTTACACACCTTGCAATCGGATACACACCTCGCTAAAAATCTGCTGTTACTCCGGTGTATATGCTGCCTATTACTTCCATTCAATCACTCCAATATCATTCTTGGCTCTTTATATTCCCTTGCGGTTATAGACGGTGCTGTGTCTCTGTATGTTCTTATTGCACCATCCTCTAATCCACTCATGCTTGTATCAATACAGATTTTCTGCAACCATATTTCCGATTTGCTGTTGGTTTGAGATTCCGCAGTCATATCTTGCAGTGATGCAGTTTGCAATGTCTCTCTGCTGTGGATTGCAGATTGTTCCGTCAATGCAAGTCTGCTCTGCTCTGCTCTGCTCTGCTCTCAGGATTGTGCTGTGGCAGCGTTCCATTGTCAATAAGCTGTTTTATCAGCTTTTCAGCCTTTTCATTGTTGATGTAATACTTCTCGTCCACATCATCTTCAAGGTAATCTTTCAACTTCTTTTTCAACGGTATCGGCTGTGGGAAATGGTAGTTATATTCTCCCAAAAATGAAAACATGAAGCATCTTTCACGGTTCTGTGCCACTCCGTAGTTCTTTGCGTTTAAGTCCTGCCAGTAACTTACATATCCAAGACTTGTCAGAAAATCAATCCAGTTTTGAAAATCTACCATGTTTGCATCGGCATGAACTTGTGGCACGTTTTCCATGAACAAAATCTGTGGCAACTCACCGCCACCATCTCTTATATCTTTCAGAATACGTTCCACTTCCCACAAAAGACCGGACCGTGTACCACTACCTTTTTTCATTCCTGCTTGCTTCCCGGCAACCGATAAATCGGTGCATGGAAACGAGTAAGTAAGTAAGTAAGTGAAGGCTTCCGTATTGCAGATATTCAAATCATCCGCATGAACCTTTGTTATGTCCATTGTATGAAAATCTGTGCCATGCACCGCATTGTAGCTTGCTACGGCATACTTATCAAACTCAACAACTCTGTAATGCTCAAATTTTGCACCGATTCTTTCCAGTGCCATTGCCTGCGAACCATATCCGGCAAACAGTTCTATCAGCCTTATAGGCTTTGTAATCCGTATCGGTTCACGTATCATGTCAAAAATGCTCATCTGAATCATGGCATCACCTCCGGCATAAAATCAGATAATCGCATTTGTGCCATTTCTGCATCTAATCTCTTTTTGGACAAATCATAATAATGCTTGTCCAGTTCAAAGCCAACATATGGATGGTTGGTTCTGTAGCAGGCTATCAAGCTGCTGGCACTGCCTACATGTGTGTCTAGGATAATGTCTCCGGGCTTTGCATAGCTGTTCAGAAGCCATTCATATAGTGCCACTGGCTTTTGTGTAGGATGAATACGGTTTTCTTTGTGTTTCATATTTTGCTGAAGCATTCCGTTCCACCTATATTTAATCTTCCTTACTGCAGTACTGAACGAAGTCCATGCAAGTTCACAATCAGCAAAATCAGTATTTCCATTATCTTTATCCCAAACAATCCAACAACTACTATCAAACGGCATTTTGCTTATAAAATGATTTGCCCCCCAAATAATCTGATTTTTTGACACTCTAAACAGTTCATCGAAATATTTTTCGTTTGGTGGATTTATATCCATTCCGCTAAAACTCTTGTAATCCTTTGCTTTTGCCAAGCTACCTCTTGTATGGTTTTTATCCCCATTTTCTCCAATCCCATACGGTGGATCTACAATCGCAAGGTCAAAGTAACCATCCGGGAACTCTTTCATCCCATCCATGCAATCCATGTTGTAATATCCAAAATCCATTACGGCTCCTTTCTCTTATTTCTGTGCTAAATAGCACATGATTAAACAATCTCTTAATACCTTATGTTCATGTTTCCATGTTCGTTAATCCAATCAATAGCTTCCCGGTATGTAACTCCATTGTTTTCGATAACATCCAACAGTTTATACATTCCCGGATGAGTTTCCTTTAGCCGTTCAAAGCGTCCTTCTCCCGGCTTTTCAAGATGACACCCGAAACCACACAACACGCATCCGGTTCTACTGCATCCAGTAGTCTTAAGCGGTCTGTTTCCGGTGTCAAACAATCCATAATCAGCAGATAACTCAGACAAGTCCATTTGACCATTAACGCTTCCCTCTGCATCATAATCAATAACCACATCACCGTATACGGAGCATATAGGAAGATTGTTGATTTTGATATATAAAAGCACATCTTGTTCTGTCCAAAAAGACATGGGATTACTTGTTGGTATTTTTAAATTGAATCCATTGCAACCGTTTTGTAGCCATTTCTGCGTACGTAATTTGCTTTCGCTCGCCATAGTGGCTGTTATAGGATTTCTTCCAGTTTTTCTATGGTATTCGTGCAATGGTTTTTTCTTCATTACGGTGCAACATTTGTTTGAAATATCAAATGGAGATTCAAGCATAAATTTGTATTTTTCTTGCGAAAAACTGCTTTTTTCTTCTCTAGTGGGATTCTCCTTTATCGGATTTTCTTTGTCGGTTGTAAGCATCCCTATCATTATTGCAAGCCTTCGATTGCTTCCTCCTGCTTTCGACTTCATCCGGCTGTTTAGTAAATTCACCAGTTTCTCTGATTCAATGATGCTTTTTATCGTACCCCCTCTAATTGCTTTTAGGTGTTCTTCCAAAATTAATCCAGTGTTAGAGGGGGCATCCGAAAATTTACTGTATTTTCCTGTCCCTGTGATTTTTTCGTAGAAATATTTATAATGCGGTTGCTGTCTGTCTGTCTGTCTGTCTGTCTGTCAAATTCTATTTGACCGATAATCTCTGTCAAGTATTTTTTTGCACCATACACACTTTCAGATACTTCTTTGCTAATCAGAGGAAATCCATATTTTTTGCAAACTTCACTGAAAGATATTTTAGGTTTTAAAATCACAATATTATCAAAAGTCATGGCAAATTGCTTTAATTCTGGATATTGCGTTGGGACATCTGCAAAAACAAAGGGAATATTTTTGTATCCGCAGACTTTTCTAATTATATGTCCTAAAACAGTACTATCTTTTCCTGCACTAAAAGAGAGATATACACCGTCTTCACCATACTTGTCTACAAACTGGTCGATTCTATACTTTGTCATACGTATCTTTGCAGACAACGGCATGGCTTGCATTTGGTATAAATCAGATAATGTATGCTTATTTCCCATGTTCTCATTCCTTTCTTACAATCGTTTCTGCCTGCTCCTTGTACTGTTTGCCTGCCATCTGCACCAGATAATGCTGTAAGGCTTCATCCACGCTGACACGATGCTTGGTACAGTAGCGGTCAACGTAGCGTTTAAAGTCCTCATTCTCGGCATACAGGGCGGTATAATCAACTCGTTCCATCTGCATCACGCTCCTTTAAGATTTCATCCAAGCAAGCATTAAATCCTGCATTCATCATCAGTTTGTCATTCTCACTTTCTTTCCCTACTGTACGTCTTTTCTCCGGCAGTTCTCTGAGCGGACAAGAATCTGGCTTTTCCCCGTAGTGTCCGCCATTTATCGGAATTTCTTTCCCTGTAATAGCGCAGTCATAAAGAGCATCGTCTTTATAACTGGGATATTTACAAGCGCAATTCTCACAGGTTTCCGGCATATCCATTACCAATGCTGCTTTGGGCATATTTCACACTCCTTTCGGCTTCTCACACCGTTCAAACGATATCACCCAAACGTAAGGATTAGCATCCCAGCTGTAGCGGTCAATGTCGGATTTTTTTACAGTTGAATCCCATAAAATCTCAAACTTCTCTAAACTAAAATCATGATTTCTATTTAAAGTTTCTCCATCTGTCACAGCACTAGTTTCAATATTTATACCCTCTCTGTGACAATCATCCACTGTGATCTCCTGCAACCGCTCCACTCTTACATCCGTAACTTTCAGCCAGATACGAGCGGCTTCTTTCGGCATGTGGATAGATGGGTGCCACCTTGCATCTCCATATATTTCATCTGTTGCCCGGTACATATAACAGCCATAGCTTTTATTCAAGACGTTCTGTTGTGGTTCTTTGTAACAATTTCCATGTTCGTCTCCCTCGCAACAACAACAATCAAAATGTTCCCATGTTTCCCGGACATACAGGATATCATCTGTTTGATATGGTGGATTCCATTGTTTGCTTAATTCCTCATCCTTTATATTTTCCGGAAGCTTATATTCTTCGCCCCAAAATTCATGTGCTCCCCTGTTTGGGTATGTCCATTTTCCTATACAACCATTGTGGCTTCCTGCATATGTATAACATAGCCTTGATTGTGGTTGCGGCTTTATCACACGTCTGGTACAGCTCTTCCGTCCGTCCAGAATTGCCAGAACCATTTCCGTGTTGAATAAAATCGGCTTAATTGCCATCCGTTTCACCTACTTTCTCAAAATAGAACTTTATCGGTTCTCTGTTTTCCTGCACCATACCGAATCTGACTGCGATATTGTATGTACAAACATCTCTTTTCAGTCTGTCAGGTATCTTCTGCAACTGCTTTCTGAATGTCTCTAAATCCATTGTTGCCTTATAACGGTTACATGAGCCACAAGACGGCATAAGATTTCTAATGTCATGTACATCGATACCGGTAAAATCCTCTGTGTACTCATAGTTTCTAAGGCAATGTAAATGGTCTACATTAAAGCCTTTTTCTTGTATTTCACATCCACAGTAGGCACAATGCCCGTTGTACTTTTTGTACACTAATTTTCTGACAGATTTAGGAATCGGTTTTCGCATCTGTTCCACCTGCCTTTACAATATCTAACAAATCATCTACCAAATCCTTGACCTCATACATCATCATAGTGTCGTAGGATTTTGACTGCTGCTCTGATGTCTTATTTCCATACTTTGTACAGTCTTTCAGGAATGCTGTGCGTTCTTCCAACTGATGCACAACTCTGTCCTGGTCGTAGACGGTCGGCTGATTGGCAACCGCACAACGGATATCATCGCCGACAGAAAGATAAACATCGTCTCCGTATCCCATTAACCATTTTAATTTATCCGCAAGGTCATCATATAGCTTATTTGCATCAATCAGTCTCATCGTTCGCCCTCCTGTTCCATGCTTCAATCAGCTTTTCTTCATTGTAATCTTCTTTCAACATCATCATTCTTCCACAATTCATGCATTTTACGTAAAATTCGCATAAGATAGCACTTTTTTTCTTACATGATGGACACGGCTTAAGTTCTTCTCTCATTCTTCATCACTCCAATCAATGTGCTGTCCACAATACTTGCAATACAGTTCATCGTCCCACACATGGAATATATGTTGATTGCAATTAGGACATTTATAACATTTTTGCAACTGGCAACCATCAGAAATATGTTTTCCGTTATTCATAAATCTTGTATCTACAAATTCCGGTCTCTTTGCCGTCTGTTTCTCCACAGCTTCACGACATTCCTCTACCGTGCCGATCTGGCGGTACTGCTGCACTTCTTCCAGTGACTTGATTGCCATCTCGTAACCTTGGATTTCGTTTTTTCTCTCGTAATTTTGTGTACACATTTTGGCTAAATCAATAGATGTCTCAAGTTCTTTGATTGCTTCATTCTCCGTCATGGCTACTCCTCGCTTTCTTTCTGTAACCATGTCAGCGTACAATCCTTACAATCATGGCTAAAATCGCATACCTTGTCACTTTTTAATAAATTCCGCAGGACACATAATAGCGACATCGCCAGTTCTTCGTCCGTCATGCTCCTGATCCGGTCTGCGTTGATCATAGGTACGTAGTGCTCGCAGTCTCTTTCTATGTCCTCATGCGGACAGTCATTGATTTTCTCGCACCATGAATACGCATCGAAACCATTATCCTTTGTTTCTAAATTCTTGCAATTATTACATTTCACCATCTTCCACCTACTTTTCTTGCAAAAATCTCTTGATGACATCAATATCTCTTTCCAGCACGCTTAAATGCTCTTTGTTCATTTTTTGATAGACAATCAATGGATTCTGTCTTCCTGCCTTTTTCGCTCTTAATACTTCCCATATACCTTTGGGTTCTTCAATCGTCCATCCGGTTTTGATAAGCCATTTGCGAAAAGCATCCAATTTGTTGCTATGCAGTGTGTTCCTATTTGCCATATTCTACCTCACTTTCCCGGTACGACTCCGGCAGTGGCATCCAGGCTGTGATTTCAATTTCATCATCAACAACATCAGGTTCATAATATCCGTATTCCTTGAGATAATCTTCTCATACTACCGAATACCAGTACCATTCCCCCTCGTAGCAGATACCAGTTGCTGTGAACGGTACATCTTTAATGCTTGCATAATAAGGATCCGGATTGTGGTTTACCCATGTAATATTGACCGGAACATAATCTTCCGGCAGTCTCTCGCTTACCGGAATCCAACCAGCAACGCTTTTTCTTTCACTAACAACCTCAAAGCATTTATCTTTCCATTCCAATACAAAATCAAGGTTATACGAACTGTATCCAATGTGGTAATAGTCCTCTCCGACTTCTTTGTATTTGATTTCGTAATAAGGTTTTTCGCTTATCATATTCACAATGATATCTAATTCGCTAACTTTAATACGTTCTGTTTGTTTATTACTCGTATCTTGCATATAATCAGCTTCTTCTCTCTTCATTCCGCACCTTCCATTTCTGCCAACTTGGATTCGGCTTCGGATTTTGTAAAGAATACTGTTTTGCCAATTTCACCTACTTCTACATCGATTGTATTTGTACACCAATCTGTAGGGTCTGAATCGTATTCAGGAATAGGTCTTCTGTACGGGAAAATATCTTCATCTGTCGCAAGCGCAATATATGCTTTTCCGTCAACAGGATTTATACCTAATCCGCAATGAGTGCACTCAACCACTTCATAATCATAAATAAGATATACTATGTCTCCTGATTTTGTGTACGCTTCTTTGCACGGCAATCGCAGTAGCAATCCCTGCTCCTCTGCATCCTCATAATCTGCTAATTTTGTAAGTACTTTTGATGCATAATCACTTACCGTAGGATATCCTTCTCTGTCTATCATTGACTTTTTGCTTATAGCAGTGCCATTAAAATTTCTTTTTCTTTCTGTCAGTCTCTCCATCCTTGCTCCTTTCCGCAATCCTCGGTCTCTCTGCAAATTGAGGATAGCTGCACTCATACGGCTTTGTGCGTCCGATTCTAATAGCATCAGCAACCGGATGTTTAGCCATGTAGAGTAAGTCACCGTTCTGAAAGTTTCCTGTTCCCTCTCTCATACAGCTACACTCCTTTTTCCGTATGTACTTGCGATTCTGTATACATTGCAAATTTCTCTGTAATATTTTTCTTGTTCATGGATATGAGCATCCACACGGTCAAGTTCCGTCTCACACCACTTTGCAAATTCTTCTGTGGACAATGGTGTCTCTGAAACATCGAATTTCTCTCCGTTGTCAATCACAAAACACACCATGTCAACCGGAATGTGGTTCAAATCCGCAAGAATCTGAATCTGTTTGTCCTTGTCCTCTGCTTTTTCATAATTCGCCAACAATTCATAACCTGTCATCTGCATTTATATCACCTCTTATCAAGTTTGATTTCTTTGTCGTAGCAACTCTTCTTTGGATTTCCCTCTACTGGGGAAACCATCTTTTTAGGGTCTGTAGTGTATGATCCGTTTAGTTTCACACCTATTTTGCTTTTTTCATCCACATAGCATGACGGCTTGTAACGATCCGGTGGAATGTAGTTGTGAATGCGCCAGTGTTTTACAAGCATAACACCACTATCGAAAGATAAAAGGAATCTATTGTCTATCAAGGATTTCAAATCATCTTCTGAAGCACCGCACATCCTTATGATTTTCCGTGGGTTGTTTACAAATCCGTCATCGTCAGCGTTCATACATATGTGGAAATAAAGCATTTGAGCCGTAGCAGGAATATCCAAAAAAGCATCACTCTCAATTATTTTTGCGCTGAACATTCTTTTTTCTGCCATTTAGAACTCCTTACTCAAAAATAGGCTTCTCAATATAGATTCCGGTGTTTTCCACCAGTTCTCTCCATAAGTCCATGAAATCCTTTCCGTTACACTTGTCTCCGGCTTTGTCCATGTGGTCAGAAAACTTATCCTTGAAATTCGCCAGCTTCTTCTTACCGAATCCATCTTCCATAAGAATTACCATTCCATATAGGATGTACCTGGTAGACAACTCATTGATAAGATTGTTACATCTGACCTGTTCCCTGATGCAGTTCTGCGCTACAACCGACTTGTAATGTGGATAATCAGTTTCTGTAAATTCCTTGTACTCAATCGTCCAGTCTGCAAAATCGTTAAGCCTGCTCTGTAACTCCGTATAAGGCTCATTCTCGTACTTTTCGTTGTACTCGGTGAATTTACAGCAGAAGTCGGAAAGTCTCGTCTGTGAGTACTTGTAGTCTTTCCACAAGGTATAGCAGAACAATGTCAGTATTCCGGTGAATGGACTTCTCTCCGCAGACTGCTTCAAAAGTTCTGTCTGCCGCATGATTTTCAAAATTTCCTGCGGATTGTCATATCTTTTTGGCATTTTATATATCACCTCCAAGTTCTGTGATGCTTGAACTCTACAAAGAAAATTTCATTTTATCCAATTTTTCAATTTGTTTTTTTAATGATTCAATTTTCTTTATTCTCATTACTTCTGCCCTTAAAACTGCGTCTTCCTTCTTTTTGTGCCAATCATTTCCGCGATAATATCCATAATTTTTAGAACTTATCATATCTCCGGAAATATTTGAACAAATCTCTGCATCGTCAGTTTCTATGATTCCAGTACTAAGTGCATATTTTGTAATATATACTTTCATATTATTCACCGTCCTTTTCTCCATGCAAAAGTTCCATAAACCGAACAAATTGTCTTTTTGACACGGAATTGTTCTGCTTCTCAGGCTTCAAACTGATGACTAGATGCTTGTCGGCAATGTTCGCCAGTTCCCTTGCAAGGTTGATTTTGCCTTGTTGTATGCCCTGCGAATAAGTTTTAGGCTGTTTATATTGCCCTGTTACTTGTTTCCCTTTACCTTGACTTCCTGCCGTGACGTTGTACATCTGAATACCACTATCAGAACATTTTTTAATATACTCGACTTCTTTTTCATCAAGTTCTGATATCCCACAGGTTAAAAAATGCAATGACCACCCATGCGGATTATCTTTGCTCTTGAAGCCATGTTTTTTAAGGCTCAATGCTATATGGTCGTATTCCGCAAGGTGAGAAGATGTGCGCTCTAAAAGTCTGACAGCTTGCCCACAATACCCTCTTCTGATTCCTGCTTCGTCCACTCTGTAAAACAAATAGATTCCGCTAACATTCGATATTTCGGGGCATATCTGTTTTATTTTTTTCTCACGTTCTGCTTTCATAGCATAGATTTTCTTCCAATCAGCCATTCGCACCACCATTTCTGTACTTTTCAAGTTCTGCAATCATGGTTTCTCTGCCAATATCTCCACTCGCACGCCACTCTACCGCATGAAAAACATCGTTAAGATTCTCACTCAAAACCTCAATTCTGATGCTTGCCGACTGGATATACTCAATTAACCGCTGTGTATCTCGTGCTATGTCCTCGTAACCGTACTCCTGCAAGTGCTGAACCATGCTTTCAAGGTTTGCAATGCTTGAACTGTTCATCAGCTCAGGCACATCTTTGTAGCACAAATAATCAAAACTTCCACCACTCAAAACGGACACTCCTTTCCATTCTGTAAAATCCATTCCTTACCTGCTGCCGCATAGTCCACATTCGCCAATGGATCAATCTTTTTTACCTCTGTGACACATTCTTTGGCATCAGAATTATCACGGCTTAAATGGCACAATATGACGTTCTGCAAGGCATCTGATTTGTTCGCAAGAACAAATTCCTTTACTGTTTCCAGTTCCATATGACCACGGTACACATGGGATTTCTTAGCATCGTTGGAATCCTCTGTAATGTACTTCTTCTGATAGTTACATGAAATAAGGATGTGGTTTAATTCATGGAACCGCCACTTAACAAATTCCGTGTCAGTTACATAAAGCAATTTTCCAATTTCCGGGTGAGTAATCAGAAATCCATAACAAGGGCATTCCGTACCATCTGCATTCGTGTGTGTCCATTTGCCGTCCAATGTTGTCAAATCAAATGCCATTATTTCTCCACCAGTAAACCCTATTTCCATAGGTTCTAAACTCTCATATGGTTTAAATACTGGTATTCCCATGTGTTCAAGGTCTGATACGGATAATGAGTGGTCTTTGTGCGTATGGGTGCATATCGCACCCACAACACACTTAATATTCCAGTTAAGACCACGTTTTATGTCCATGATAGGAAGTCCTGCATCCAGTAAAAGCGTTTCGCCATTATCTGCAGTCAGAAGATAGCAGTTACCGGAAGAACCGGAGCCTAAACATTTTAGTTTCATCAGCGGATACCTCACTATCTGAAAAACAAAAACCAAATCAAAGCTGCGAAACTGTCTGCAATAGCTGATATAAATAAAATAAACACAATAAATCTCATCGGTGTCATTTTGAGTTTTCCGGTGTATGCAAGAGTGATTTTTTCTATTGTGCTAATAGATGCACTTACAAAAAACCGACCAATAAAAAACACAACCCACAGTACAATACCTACTTTTACAAAAATCATAATCCCTTTTCCTCCCTACTTAAAGCAATCCGGTGTCTCTGCGCTGGCAATGTCCGTCTCTGCGGTCTGCGGTACTTCCTCAAATGTTGCGTCAGGAAACTCGATAGTGTTTGCATTTGCCTGTACCTCTTCTGCCACAACTTTTTCCACATCAAGTTTCACATCGGAAACATCAGGAAATTCTTCCTGCGCATACAAACCTTGGAATTTATCCGGAAAAGCTTCTCTTAATGCCTGTACAACAGCAACTTTTCTTATCATTGTTGCAGGCTTTTTAGACCATTGACCGTTGATTGTTCCATCTTTTTTTCTTCCAACATATTCATCGAAAGATACTGACTGGTACTCCGGTGTCTCTCTTCCTTTGATAAACACTTTAGCCCAACCTCCTACAATAGATTCGTCCTTAAGGACAAAAGATCCTTCTCTTTCTTCAACGGAACCATCTTTCTTCTGAACAATAATTCCTGCTTTTTTTCCTGCATAATTCGGATTTGCATCGGCTCTTTTTGTAAAAACATCTTTTCCGGTAACAATCGTAGCAGGATCATTGTTTCCAAACTTAATTAGGTATGCTTCTTTCAAAAAAGGATTAAGATGCTGATATCTGCAAAGAGACATAAACATCATTACTTCCTGATCCGATACGTTTCCACCACCGCTTACAAGGTACTTTCTTACCGTTGTTGGGGAAATTTTTACAATTTCCCCATTTGATTCGTATTCCACAATTCCTGTGTTTTCCTGCTTCTTTTCGTCTGCCATGTTTCTACCTACCTTTCTACTTTCTTAAGTCCATTAATGTTAATTATGAATACCTGTGTTGTATTTGGATTCTGAATAAGTGCAAGGCGAAAATTATGCATCCTGTCATGCTTCGCAATGTTCAAAACCTTTGCAACCATTCCGTCTTCAACAGAAACTCCCTTAACAAAATTTTGCCTATAACTTCCAAGTCCACTCCATGTATCGTACGTTGAATAACAACCACCGCTTCGTGTTACCTCTATCATGTCACCGACATGGATTTCGCTGTCATTATGTTCCTGCGCTTTTTCTTCCGGTTTGTAGTTTTCAAGGACAACGTACTCGCTGTGCCATAAACCAACATTTTCCTCAGATTTTTTGCAAATACATCCTGATGTCGTAACGCAATTTACTTTGAAAATATCTCCGTTTTTATAAGGAATCAAACAAGGCATCGCACAAACAACCTTGATGTACTCACCGACTTTAGCTTTTCTCTTAACATCCCGGACACCGTTATCAGGCTTCGCATCCTCGCCCATCAGCCGATTAAAAGCCAACTTAGCACCAGTACGGAAATCAAATTCATCAGCCGGATTGCATTTTGCTTCTGCTTTCTCGCCAGTGGACTTGTCCAGTGCAACTACTTTGTTGTCCTTGCGGTAGATGACAATGGTTTCCTGTTTTGCTTTTCTTACCAAATCAAAACATTTTTCTTCAACCGTAAATACTTCCCCAACACTGCATGACCCTTTTATGATTTTTATTTCCATCGTATAGTCTCTTAATTCTGTAACAATGGCTTCTCTTACAACAGATGTAGTAGTTATGGTATAATTTTCATCTGCTTTTTTGTTTGGTTTAACCATATCTCCAACCTTAAATTTACGTTTTACCATCTTACAGTCCCCACTTTCTGTCAAAATCTTCCATTGAATTTCTGAACTTTACATTAACCACAACAGCCGAAATCACCATGATTGCATATACAACAAATGCTAAAATCTCCGGCAGTAGTACAAGCCACCATGACCAGCTAATCACTCCAAGTAACTTCAGAGCAATGAAAACGATCGTTAAAACCTCTGTAAATCCCATGCTATTCTTCCTCGCTTCCTAAATCTCATTGAATGCCTGCACAGCAAACAACTCATTAGCAGTTTCCTTGTAAACCTTGTCATCGACACGGACAACGTAAATTCCATTCTCAAAAGAAAGGCTCTTATCAAAAATTCCAACCTTGGGAATAAAAACTCTCTGCATCTTCAAAACATTAGATTTTCTCATATTATTTTTCCTCGCTTTCCGGCTCATTCATAAATCCACTTGCAACTCCCTGATGCACTGTCACATCAGCTTTGTAAATCTCCTTGATGCTTCTAGGCATCACATGAAATGTCACATCCGTATCAGCAATTTTGCCTTTGAATTTCAAGGCTCCACGGTCTGAAAGTCCCAGGTACACACCCACGCAACACTTGTCATCAAAATTGAATATCACGGTGTCACCGGCATTGATTGTTTCTCCGCTTGTTGTCAGAACAGAAATGACTGTCTCTTTCTTAATCTGCATTCTCCACCTCCACAAGTTCACCATTTTCCAATCTGTACCATGTATCCGGCTTCACTTTTTCACCGTCTACCCGGAACATCTTCGCACCGACAAACTCCCATGCTTCCTGCTCTGCTCTGTCGTATCTGTCATCCTCTTTACTGCCAATATATTTCCATTCAGCAAGAACGATATGGGAACCAATGACACCCATTGCTTTCCCTTTGTATCCCCATGCAACCGCAACGCTCTCGGAATCGTTGGCAGAGGATGCACCTTTGTAACCTGTGGCAGAGGATGCACCGCAGTCACCTGTGGCAGAGGATGCACCGCAGTCACCTGTGGCAGAGGATGCACCGTAGTCTTCATCACTTTCAGCTTCTTTTTTAACTCTACTCATAGTAAAATCAATGGCCGCCTTTACCAGTCCAGAAATTATCCAATCTCGCACCAATCTTTATTTTTGTGGATGCAACCTTGGAATCATCTTCACCTCTGTCAAATTCACCGTTCTGCTCCACTTCATGGTAAACAGATTCGTTCGGAGAATAATAACCAAGGCAATCCAGAGGATATTCACAAGCATGGAATCCGCTGTGGCAGGCATCTGCTGTCTCCTCTTCGTACTCCTTGCCTTCTTCGTACTGAAATCCACGGCAAGTCATGTCCTTGTTGAACCCTTTGTAACTCTTAATTACTTTTTCCATTTTTCACTTCCTCCACTTTCAAAACCGCATCATCACTTCTGCGGAACATAATCAACTGACTGTCAACATCAGGAATCTTCCAAGGGTCAAGGCTCTCAGTATCGTCAACCATGATAGGCAATTCCACACCGCACCGCTTCTGAAACGCATTGCAAATGTCAATTTCCGTCAGAATCCTTGCTCCGTGGTTCATGTTCCGGCTGTAAGGCTCTCCACGGTATGTAAAGTCACAACATTCTTCCGTGTCACCATTCACAAGAGGTCTGAACATCCGCACAGTGCAGAAGCAAAGATACTTGTTCACATCAGCTTCCAACAGTTCGTTCTTCTTCCGGCTGAATTTCTTTAACAGGTCAAGCTGTGCCTGCACATCCGTAATCTTCTGTGCAATGTTCTTGCGCTCCTGTTCCAGTTCTGTGATACGCTTATCCACACTCTCGTTAATGCTTACACTCGCCAAAGACTTATCAACCACAGAAATATCATTGCGGATCTGCTCTTCATCACCTTTTAACTGGATTCTGAGAAGATTCATGTCAGTGAATTTGTTCATGGAAGCTTCTTTCTCAGCAATCTGTGACTGGATAGCTTTGTATTCTTCTGTGTTGGAAATATCCACGCTTGCCGGAATGGAATTTAATGCATTATCGGCAATGGCAATCTCTTTTTCCAACCGCTCCACTTCATCCTCGGTCTTTTTCAGTTCCTCACGCTTATGCTCCAGTTCTTCCTGATCCGCTTTGATATGTTCAGCGCAGGAAGAACCCTCTTTAGTAATAAGTTCCAATTCATGTGCCTTATGCGTATCAAACTCCGTTCTTAACTGCTCTTTTTTCTCTTCCGGATATTCCTGTCCACAGTATGAGCAAATCAGAGAGTTTTCATCAAATTTAAGGCTTTTATTCAAATCCCAACTCTTCTTCAATTCCTGTCTCTTCTGCTCATACTGTGCGATACGCTTTTCCAGTTCCGTGATCTCTTCACGAATGGTATCTGCCTTAAGCAACTCTTTCTGATGCTCATTCTGAATCTGATTCAGTGTTGTGCGCTTATCTCTTCTGTCCGCATCCAGTTTTTCATTTGCTTTCTGCTGTAATGCACTCAACTGACCTTTTAACTCAATAATTCCATCAGAAAGCTTATCGTAGGACTTCATACTGTTCTGCGTATCTGTCTGCTGCTTAATGTTCTCTGACAGCTTATCCAGTAAAGCTTTCTTTTTCAGTTCCAGATCCGCAAGGTCAATATCTACTCTCTGACGGCTTACCTCGTCAATTCGGCTTGGAATTTCATCTAACAAGTCCTGCAAGCCCTTGGTTCCATTTCTTCCCCTTGTGCCGTACAACTGCGTATTGCAACGCTTTTTCAGTTCATCAACAGTGCCATCCTGCAGAACAGTCCTTAATGCTTCAAACTCCGGAAACTGATTGCAAATGTCATCATTACTGTGCTGACCAAACATATCAGTAAGAATTGCTCTCTGATCCGTGCCACCTTTCAGCAGAAGTGTCATGGCATTGATGCAAAGTGAAAACTTTTCTTTTCCGCATACACTCTCTTCCAAAAATGCTTCAAAATCTGCTGCCTTTTTGGGAATATCATTCACATAGTAATCCGTGACATTCCCGGTAAACTCTCCTTTCTTATTGAAGTTCTGACGGCATACTTTTTTCAGAACCTTGTCTGTACCGTCAATCTCCACGGTAACTTCTGCGGTAATATCTCCGTCGATGTCATTGCCGTCCTTATCGTGCGGTCTGATTCCGGTGATCTCTCTGCCGTTCTCGTCACGGCATCCAAAAATATACTGAATTGCTCTTTTGATCGTGGACTTACCTGTTTCATTTACACCGGAAACCTCTGTCCGGTCGTATAAATCAGTGTCCACTACGTTAGAACCATAGAATTTGCAGAAATTCTGCAAAAAGGTGTGTTTAATCCTCATTTTTCCTATCCTCCCAAAGATATAAATACAGTGAATTAACAAACATATAGATTGAGACCGGCTTGTCTGTCTCATTGATCTCCTTGTATAGCTCTGTGCTTGGGTTCATCTTATCAACAACCCACTTGATCGCCCGGTACACACTTTTTTCATTTGTGCTGTGTTTCTCTCCGATAATCCGGTAGATTTCAGAAAGTCTTCTGTTTCGGTTCTCAAACATCAGCGTTTCAACCTCGATGATGTACTGAAATCCCGGCAAGTACTGTTTCAGCCCCAGTTCTACCAAGATTTTTCTTATCTTCCTTTCCATTTCCTTACTCCTCCGGCTTTCAGTCTTCTGTTACGTGGATCATGTTGTCCTCTTCGCTGATATACAAGATTCCTGCATCTAACAGTCTTGCAATCAGAATCTCATTCGCACGGACGATGGGGATAATCTGACTTTTCTGCATAAAAATACTCCTTTCCTAACCATTTTTTCTTCCCGGTATTGCGGTTTACAATTCTGTAATAGAATGCTGTTTCACGGTCAACTTCCCATTCTTTCGGACTGTAAAATATCTTTCCGATGCACCCTTTGACGGTAAACCGCTTTTTGGCACTCATACGGTGTCCTCCGCAAGTTTTCCTTGTCTCCACCATGTTACATCATCAAAGCCTTTAGCTGAAAAAGAAGTAGCACCATTAGTCCATGTAAATATTCCCTCATTTTTGAAGCTTGCAAAATATCTAGGATACCAAGATTCACTGTCAGAATCTCTTACGAATACCTTTGTATCCACCGGCACTTTTGACCAGTCAACAGGCGGTTCAACATATTCCTGCTCTGACCATTCTTTGAACCTTTCCCTGCATCTGCTTTTATCACTCCATGCGCAATCGGAACAAAGTATTACATTGCAATCACATAACTTTCCTTCTTTGTCCACAGCTATCTCTATACTATCAAGTGCCATGTCAATAATCTGTTCCGCATATTTCTCTCTGTTCGTCATTTTCCATTCATCCTTTCCAGTTCTGCGCTCCTGGTTAATATCCAGTCTGCGTAATCACTTAATTCTGTCTTTGTAGCTGCGTTCTTCTCTCCGTGGTAAACCATGAGTACAATTCCTACATCACAGTACTTTTCAAACAATTCCGACAAGTAGTCTGCTCCCACATGGATATTGCCGTCCACGGAGTAGATGTCCGTCACTTCCAAACGCTCCATGCGGTCTTTATGCCATCTGTCAGATATCTGCATCAGACCTTTGCAACCGCCACTTTCCACATCCGGTCTGCCGGAAGATTCTTTCTCGATCATTGCCATGAGCATTTCCGGGCAGATGCCGTATTCCTCACCGTACTTTACACACGATTCCTGCGCTTCCTCGGAAATGAAACTACCGGCTGGCTGTGCCGTGGATGTAAATGTGATGGAGAGTGCTATTATAATAGGAAGAAACAGCTTTATTGTTGTTCTCATGCGCTTTCCTCCTCGATAGGTTCAATGCCAATCTCTTTCAGCTTGTTATACAAGAACATTCTGCCTTTTTGTGTCCAGACGGTAAGTGGCTTTGTCCCGGTACTTCCGTCATGTTTAACATAATCATTTGTCTTTGTTCTCACATAACCCTTACCCTGGAAGTCTGCGTACAATATCCACTGGTCACCGACTTTTCTCTGAATTCCGGCTGTTCTTAAAACTGAATTGAACCTCACCGCACTCATTCCGTAGTCCTGCGCAATCTGTGTAACCGTCATACAGTCGTTAGATGAAAGAATCTTGTCCACATAGTCAACTTTTGGTGTCATATCGGTGATCACGGCATCCATCTGTTGCACTGTGGTCTGCAACTGCTTAACCTCTTCCTCTTTCTGCGCAAGCATCCTTTGTGCTTCGACAACTGCCAGCGCAATCAATTCCTGTCCAGTAGGGATATGTGCCTTAATGGAATCTTCCATTTCGTGGAAACGGTCAATGTACTTTGCCGTAAATTCTGTTCCCCTAACTCCGGTCATCTTATGTGCTATGAACTCGCAGCCTTTCTTTGTGACCAAGTAGCAGGGTCTTTCCTGATTGTTTGCATCTTTGTACTTGCTTTCCGTAAAAAAATCGCCCGAGCCAATTTTGGCTTCGGCTAGCTGTTCAATATAATTTCTTATATCTCTCAGCAACTTGCTGTGCTCTTTCCCTACCATTTCCGCTACTTCCACGGAAGATATTGTTTTCTGCTCTAATTCGTTCATTGTTCTCCTTTCTGTGGTATAATGTTCTAAAAAACTGGAGGTTTCATATGCTTCTCAAAATCGAAAGAAAAGTACTTAGGAAAACTGTAAAATCTTCTGAATGTTCCATTTCATTGTCTGAAATAGGGAATTACAATGGTGAAGATGTTTACCAAGCATTTTTGTCCTTAAAGGAAAAGGGATATTTCACCATAGTTAGTTCATCCATAAATCGTGAAATGTTCACATTCGCTTTGTCTTCAAAAGGAAGATTCTACAAAGAACATTTATTTCTCTCATTTTTGAGAAATATACTCATACCGTTTGTTGTAGCTTTAATAACTGCAACTGCCACATACCACTTAGAAAAAGTAGCAGATAGCTATTCCGACAGCCGCCCCAGCCAATGCACTTATGAGTTGAACCAATGCAGTGATCCAAGGTTCTAATTTGTCAAGAAGATCTCTCTTCTGGCGGTAAGTCCATTTTTTCATTCATGTTCTCCTTTCATTGCATGAGAAACTGCATTACAAATTGTCATATGCTGTTTCTCTTCATCATTCATGGACTTCTCAATTCTTTTCAGAGTACCGTCAATGCTCTTTAATGTTTTTAGAAGTTCTTTCTCAAACTGGCTTTGCATTTTCTTCCTCCTGTTTCTTAACAGATTCCTCTGCCATCTTCTCTGTCTTTCCGAGAATATATCCCTTGTCAAAATCGGACATATTCGGAATGGCTCTCTTTAACTTCTCAACGATTTTTTTCTCTTTTTCACTCATTCAATTAACTCCCTATTTGTGGTATACTCTCCTTATTCTGATATAAGGAGGTGAATTACATTGGATTCCAAAGAATACGCATCCGCTTACGCCATTGCTAAAATTTGTGGATATACCGGAAGTTTTGATGATTTTAAGAACCTGTACGACCAATACTATTCCGAAATCGTCAATTCTTTACCGGAAGAAAAACCACAATTAGCAATAGCAGCGGCAATTAACAATCCTTTCCATATACAGAGCCGTTCCTAAAAGGTGAAATGGCGGTAAGGACTTTGATAGACAAATCAATATTTGTTTCTTCGATTTTCTTATCGCCATCTATAATGCTTTTGTAATCTTCGATAATGTCAAACGCAATGTGCTGTGCCATCTCGTCAATTCCAACAAAACGTGAATCAGCTTTCTGAACTATATTTGCTTTACCATTTTTGTCTAATACCACATATCTCTGTTTTTCCATGTTTTTACCTCCCTATTCCAGTAACTCGTCTACTTTTACTCCAAGGACTTTTGCAACAGCCTTTAAATTGTCAACTTGCGGAGCAGATTCATTCCACTTTCGGATAATTCCATTGCTCAATCCGGCTTTCTGCTCCACTTGATAAATATTTGTTCCTTTCTTATCACAAATTTCCTTGATTCTGTCGTAACAATTCAATCTATCACTCCCTTTCTCTTGATTTAGGAATTTAGAGAAAAACTTGACAAAATTTAGAGAATGTTCTAATATAGTAACTGCCAAGAAACCACAGAGAACATTTTTAAATTTAGGCTTTCCTCTAAATCCTAAATTTATTATATAGAGTGTTCTCTATTTTGTCAAGCATATTTTTAGAGTATCATCTAAATTTTAGGAGGACACTATGACTACGGTAGAAAGAGTAAAATCTATATGTAAAGAAAGGGGAATAGCAATTTCTAAATTAGAGACTTCTTGCGGATTTGGTAATGGATATATAAGAAGTTTAAAAAAGGGAGTTATCCCGGATGACCGTATAGAAGTAATTGCGAATTTTTTAGGAGTTTCTATTGAATTTTTGCTGACTGGTAAAGAAGACGGGAAAAAATATTCCGAAAAATACGCTAGATTAGTTTATTTTTTAAGAAACGATCCCAATATGGAAGATTTATTGATTAAGTACTACAATCTTTCTGAGCAAAAAAGAAGTACTGCATTTTCCGCATTTAAAATGATAATCGGAGGTGCGGAATGAAGAGAAAAATAAAAGATTCTAATGATTTTTTTGGCTATTTAATATCAATAAAAAATAAAGACAACAATGTTGTATTAGGTAGGATTTCAAAAGATTATGGTGATTCTGCCATAGATGATTTTATTGATTACATAAATGAACTAGAAGAAATGAAATATATAAAAATAAATTCATTAGAAGACATACATATAGTAAAAAGTAAAGAGCATAATTACATAAGTCCTTTAAAAAAAATTATTGATTATATAGGTCCAAAACTTGTTTACGTTTTAGTGTACTTTATGGGATTATGCTCTCCAATATTTACAGAATATTTAAAGAAAATATTAGGTCTATCTTAAGAAATAATTTGTTAATAATCCTAAAAAGTAAATCAAAATTATTAACGCCCAATTTATTTTTTTTCGATTTTTCATTTTTCCCCCTCTATATCAGAGACAATGACATAGACATATTTCAATATGTCATTGTCTTCTATTCCAGATAGTATTCTTGCAATTTCCTCTCTGTAAAATTCATTGCTTTCGTTCATTGTAACCACACCCCTCTCCCCTTTAATTCTCCGCAGAATCTAAAGTAGCGATACATCAAATTATAGAACATATGTTCTTAACAATCAATATATTTGACGCACGTTTTTTATTGTTGTAAAATATCAACAAAAGAGGACGGTGAAAACGCCAATAAACACCGCCCTCGCCAGAACTTGAAGTCCCTTGAAACAAGGGATGTTACAAGTGTATCATGTGAAAGGGGGATAAAAAACATGATGAAAAAAGACCGAATCAAAGAAATTTCGACACATTTATCAGTCAACCGTACTAATTATATGTTAAGTTTTCGTGGAAATCTCCATGAATTTCTAAATGAACCGGACATGACGGTTTACAAGCTTGCTGATGAAGCTAATTTGCCTTATTCTACGCTTAATTCACTACTATACGGTAATTCTAACGACACAAAGCTATCGACCGCTGTTGCGCTTGCTAGAGCCTTTGGAATCAGCGTAGATGAGTTGGTAGGCTGTGGTACTATGGAAGATAAGATGTTGGAATCTGTCAAGATATGCCGCAGTCTGCCGGAACACTCTCTGTACCTTATCCGTTACTTCATACGTCACCAAGCTAAAATCTATTCCAGTCTTGAAAAATCGCACAAGTATATTTCTGTCCTTAATCCACAACTTATGAATGGAATTATCGCAACCACAAATGCTGTGGAACCCATGTGCATAGACAACTTACCGGAAGATATAAAATCCAAGACTTATATCGGTTTGAAAATTCCCTGTGACTACTATATGCCGTTTTATCTGCCTGGGGAAATTGTTCTCCTTGCAGCGGATCGGGAACCACAAGACGGTGAACGATGTATTGTAACAAGTAATGGTGGGATACAAATTGCCGTAAAAACCCATATAATTGAAGATGGTGTAAGAAAATGGAGATATGTTCCGCTCATGTCTCCGAACAGTATACTCCCGGAACACATAGTTGATGACATAATAGGATATGTGGTTGGTTTCGTAAACAATGACGGTGACTGGGGAATCAGATAAATAGATTAAGAGCATGGCTTTTACACCATGCTCTTTTTTGTTGTTATTTCGCAAATATTTTTTATGACTGCTTCTGTAAATGGCAAGTTAGTAACTTATGGTTTTGCAAGCTTGGTAGCAAGTGTAATAACCACTGACTATAATCAAACAGACAAAGCATTAATTGTATTTAATCTTAAATTAGACGAAGTATCATGTTATTCAATTGAAATATGGAAAAATCAAATAATAGTGCGGTATGTAAAAAATGCGATATGGAACAAAGTTGCAGCATATGTGATATCCTAATAATACACACCAATATACATATTATTTGTTTTAAAATCAAACTCCCCACAATACACCAATTACCATATTCTTTATGCTAGCATAAGCACTTCCATCAGCATTTCTTATTCTAGCTGCAAAATGTTGTGCATTGTCGATTGACTTAGACAGTATTGTGCATTCAAGCCATTTCGTTGAGTCACCAATTTGTACTAATATTGGCATGGCACCATCAGGGGCTTGCTGACCAATGTATATTATACCGTTTCCATCGGTATTCCCTTTTATAGTTGTATAACGGATTATGTTTACTAACTTGCCATTTACATCACTTAATCCCCCAGTGATAGTACCGTCACCAATAGTCGAAATATCGGTAGTTCCGATAATGCCTATAAGTGATTTAAGGTTTTTTACAGCCAGTTTAAGTTTTCCAAAAATAGATGATAACTTTTCTCCTGTCGTTAATTCCTCTAAATTTGTTGCTTCTTCAAACGCCACAGTCAAATTACTACCATCACCAGTTTTGGTCAAATAGTTTGTCAAATCTGTTTTGGGAATTGCATCTATTTTTTCATCAACAGTGGTTTTGTCATAATAATTTGTCAAATCAGAAACTTTTTTTGTAATGTATCCTGCATCATTTTCTAATTCGCTAACTTTTGTAGGTATACCTCCTGTTTGCTGTTTTGCCTGCTCCATATAATACTTTGCGTTATCTGTATCTTCTCCTTCTCTTGTTCCGGTTCCACCTACGGCATAAGATTCAGCCAATACAGATTTTGCATTTGCGGATTGCGCATAAGCAGATGCATTTGCGGATTCTACTCTAATATCTGCTAAATAATTAGGCTGAAGCATATCATCTGTTACTGATCCTGTTTTTATCGAAAAAGAATAAGTCTTATTCTTTCCAGTACCAGTCACGGAAACAGCTATGGTTGCAGAATCTTCAAATGTCAACACCGGAATCATAGAACCAATATCAGCTGTAAACTGTGTTCCATCTTCTGTAGTCATGGTAATGATTCCGTCATCAGACATGGAAAATTCGACAGGTATTTTTTCAATATTAAGGTCAAAAATTACTTTTTCACCATTGTACTTTGTAATAGTAATAACACCGGTTGTTTCATCCATAGTCCAGTCTGCAATATTTCCGTTTATTGCAGACTTGTCTACTTTTAAGGCATCCTGTAATATGATACGGTTGTCCAACGCATCAATAGCAGAATCCATCTGATTAAGATTGTATGCATCTAAATCCGTGTTTTCACTGGGGTAATCTTCCCAGTTAATTCTGGTATAAACCTTATTCATTGCCATCTGCAGAAACCTCGCTTTCTTTTTCTCTGTTTCTTTCTGCCAGTTCTACATTTATTTGATTATCTGCGGCTCTGTTAATCTGCCCGGCAATATCATTCACAATGAGCCGCTTAATCTCCATCGGTAGACCACATCCGTTAAAAAGATTTACAATAGACTGTTCAAATTCTCTGATTTCTAAGCTGTTCATATTCCTTCTCCTATCCTATGAGATTGTATGCCTTAAGAGCATCTATCAAACTGTTAACTGTGGTAGCAATACTATATGTGCTGGCAGAACTGGGTGAAGTAATTTTGCTCACTGTCTTTTTTTGTGCACCACTGCTTCCAAAAAAGCCAACATTTCCGAAACTAGATGCTAATTTAACATTTCCTGCACTTGTTATTGCAAAAGCAGTTGTGTCAACTAAAAGTGTCCCATAAATTTTGTGCGTATGTCCCGTGGTAAGTTCTGTATCTCCACTTATTTTTACACCACTGCTAAAACCGATAGTACCTCTTGATGTCTTTGGATTTATTGTATCAAAATATCCTTGTGAGGCATTTACACTACCAGAAGTAACAATTCCACTTGCTGTAAGGGTGGTAGTATTTGTACTATACGTTGCTCTTACTCCTGCTCCATCCATTCCACAAGTATAAGAACCGTATTTCAGCACAATCGTACTATAATCTTGTGATGCTGACTGTAAATTGATAGTTCCTCCGGTTATATCAATGCTTTTTGCAGTAACTTTCCCATCAGCGGTAATAGAAAAGTTGGTAGAATCCAATACAAACCTATTCCCGGAAATACTTACCTGCCCGCTCTCAATGCTCAACTGCGAACTGACATCACCTTTGGAGACTTTCAGTTTAATTTGATCTGACTGCAAAGATATTGCCGCTGCCAATTCTACTTCTGCATCTGTAGCCCTTTTTGCTTCAAGTTCTATCTTTCCTGCTGTCTGTGTAATCTTCGTATCCAGGCCATTCTCTACATCCTTGATTTCAGACCGAGTTTCCTCAACAGTACGTTCTAACTCATTTGTTTTTCCACGGAGTTGAATTATACTTTTGTTAATTCCATTTACCTGTTCACTGTACTTTGGAGATTTTCCGCTTGCTGATATGGTGTCTGTCGGTTGTTGGATTCCTTTGTATGTTCTGCTCAACACATAGCTTTCTATGATTTCTTTAGCCGTATATACATTGACTGCTTCTCCAAGGCTCAAACAAGGATTTCCTATTTTTTCACAGTTATAAGGTCTATATTTTACAACTTTAATAACCTCATACAGATTTCTTGCAACCGTTTCTAGGGCATCTGCACCCATTCCATAAACAAGGAAATTATCTTGCAAAATATAACTGTTGTCGTTCTCGGTAATCTCTGTATCCGGGTAAACTGCACCAATATCATTTTCTGATTGTCTTATCTGCACTTTTGTAACTTTTTGGCAAACAAAATCTTCATATTTAACTGATTTGTATTTTCCACCAGTAACCTTTTCTTTTTCAGAACCTTTTCTAGGGTATAATCCTTTCTGTGGATATAATCCTTTCTGTGGATATAAACCTGATATTATTTCTTTAAGGAAAACATATTCAAATTTTCCATCATGGTTAATGTGGCCAAAGCATCCATTTATTGAGCAGATTGCTTCCATGACCGTCTGGCCAGAAAGTTCGCTTGGTTTTATTGTTTCTGCCACTTCCATGCTGTCATTAGGTAATGTGGTTGCTACTTGTTCAACACCAAAATATGAAAAAAAACTGTCTCTGAACTGCTTTAAGGTCAGAGGAAATTTCAACCCGTTATACCATGAAGATACTTCCGCTTCTCCAATGTCGTATATTGCGTCATAAGCGGTCACATTTCGGTAACGCTTATCATCTGTTGGTTTATCGGAAATGACACGGTATTTTCCAAAAATAAAAGGTGCGTCAGCATGTCCATTAATCACAGCAGAAACATTTATCTGTTTCCCAATCATGCTTGTGAACACGTTGGAAATTTTGAATTTTAACTGTGATGCATTGCACTGTCCAAATGTAAGGTAATCATCATCACATAGGATTTCTTTTAATTCAAACTGTTCAAAATGGATTTCGCTGTTGGTGATTTTTACAGACTTGTCCTCTGTTTCAATCGTGATTTCCTTTTTGGATGCGCTTTTATCAAACAAATCCGCATAGGTATAGTTACTCATTCGCTACACCTCCGACAAATGAAAATTCTATCTGATTGTATTTAATCTCTCCGTCATAAGTTCCGTAGATTGTAGGCTTTATATCAGCCATATATCCATATTGTGTGACATATTGACCTAAAAATGGAATGTATGCCGTGATATTACATCCCTGTTCCGTTGCATCAATAAAGTTTCTTCGTATCCCGGACAGTAAATCTTGCAAATCGTCATCCGTCAGCATCGCAGGCGTTGAAAAATCAACACTTAATGCTTTTAGCTCCACAGCATTTCTATGTACGTATCCATTTGCATCAGTCCACGGGTCTACATCTTGCATATTTACAGCTGGCTGATAACTTTCAGCTGCTATAAATCTTGACTGGTCAATAACGTAATCTCCAATTTTTAAAAGCCATCCTTGATATGCTGACATACGCTCACCGCCTCATTGCATAAAAATAGACAGCACCCATCCAGAGTGCTGTCTGTGTTAAAATACATATACATTCTTGTGTTTTTGGTTAAATTGCTCTTGACCGTATTGTCTTGCGGCAATTCCAATTTGATCTGTTGTTATTCCAAACTCTTTCTCAAGGATTCCTTGCAGTAGCTGATTATTCTGTTTCAGAAGTGCAATTTCCTGTTGTGCCGTGGAATTAATAGCATCTTTGATTCCAGTGATTTCAACTCCACCGGCAACCGCTGTTTTTCCACCTACTGTTCCGGCAATCTCCGGTATACCGTTCTCTCCTGCCATGAACATCGTATATCGGCTTGGAACGTAACCACCTTTTTCAAATGTAGGTATTCTTCCAACACTAATATGTTGTATATTATTCGGAACTGCGTCACCAATTTTAGGTATTAACCTTGCTGCAGACATCAAACCATTAATAAGGTCTATGGCATTGTTTATCATGGTTTCTATTCCACTTATTACAAGGTTCAAAGGAGCTATTGCAACATTAGCTACTGTTTTAAATGCTGTTCTAAACGCCGTTGGAATGTTTTCAAGCAATTTATTCCATTTTGTTAGTCCAAACTGCTCTGAAATTTTTTTCCACCAACTTGAAAATCCTGTTTGGTTCCACCATGTTGTAAAAGAAGTCCATTTTTCAGAAAGTGATGACTCTATAGTTTGACCCATTCCTTGCCACTTTTCCTTTGTGAACCAAGGAGATACATTTTCATTAAACCAGTTTCCAACAAGTGGTGCTATATTGATAAGTGCAGATGACAGACCAAAAGTATCTGACATATCTACTTTTGTATTTTTTATTTTATCAATTAGCCAATCAATTTTATCTCCAAAATCATCAAGAGTGCTATGTTTTGGAAGCAACATTGTTCCTGTCAAGAATCTATACAAATCATTATCTGTTATATCTTTGTATAAATCATCCCACGCAGTTTTTAATGTGGCAAAATCAGTATTTTTTAATGTATCAAAAAAACCATTTTCACCAAACCACGTAAAATTGTCGTAGTACTCTGCATCTTCTGGGAACAATGCTTTTCCTAAAGATTTTCCTACATTAAATCCAATCTCCCAAGTAACAGCAGCTATTGCAATTGTCGGAACTATTCCTATACTTGATCCTAGTACTTTGGCTGATAACTTGTCCGATATTTTCCCCCATATGATATCTCCAACACCAGTGAATTTCAAAAGCCCTATTGCTGTCAGAATCGTGGTTTCGATCGGTGCAGCATCGAAACTTCCTTTCCACAGTTCGATTGCCGCTGTAATTGCTTGTCCTATAAAGTTTCCGGCAGATGTAAATACAGCAGTCCAGTCAATACCAGCAAGAAACTGTCCTATGTTTTGTCCAATCTGATACCAGTCTACAGATGCAATAGCATCGGACATCCAGTTAAATATCCCTGTGACAATACCCGATAAATCTTGTCCTGCTTCGAAGAAATCACCATTGAATAAATCTTTGAATAACTTTTTCACAGGCTCAAGAAGTTTTTCTATCTTATCAGCCCAGCCAAGAGCTGTATTCTGCATCTTGTCAAATGCTTCCTGCCATACTTTTTCGTACTCTGCAGTAGCATCCATGATTTCCTTGGTAAGGTCAATTCCTGTTCCACCAGCGCCACTTCCGGAACCACTGGATTTTGGTGTGGAAATAACTTTTAGTTTGTCGAATTCACGTACTCCGCTCTTTGCATTTTTTGCACTTGTACCAACTTTGTCCAGTGCATCTGCCGTATCTTCCAAATCTTCATTGTACCCGGATACACCTTGACCGAATGACGAAAAGTCAATCTTGATTCCCAGTAAATTTGCAACACTAACAAGCAGTCTCTTAATCGCAATTACGACACCGTTAATAACAGGAAGTACTTTCTGCAATACCGGAATAAACAACTGTCCCAGTACCATTCCGGCTTCTTTTACGTTGTTGGTAAACTGACGGATCATATTACTTGGAGAATTAATTGTATTCGCCAAGTCTCCCCATGATACTTTGGACTGGTCTAAGATTGCCAGTAGACGCAACTGCTGTTTCTCTGCCTGTGACATTTCAGATACAGCCTTTTCAATGCCGTATCTGTAAGCATAAGTCTGCAGTGTGGCATTCGTGATATCAATACCATACTTATACAGTGCTCTTGACTGACCAATCAAACCGGACTGTAAGTTTGTTGCAACTGTACTGTAATCCACGTTAAACAGAGAGGAAATATCCCCGGCAAGCATTGTCATGGACTTTGAAATTGCCGTAGTAACTTCTCCGGTCTGCCCTAAAGAGTTGGTAATAGATGCAAGTTGTGAAGCGTACTGCGTAATCTCCTGTAAATTCAGTCCCAGGTTCTTCATTCCGCTTTCAGAAATCAATCCACCATCTACATCTACTTTCAGACCGGACATTTTACCAAGCAGTTCATTTACACGGCTTCCAAAACTCTGCGCATAATCCTCTGCGTTGTCGTAACCGAATTTTTCAAAATCCTTGCCCCATTCCTTGCCTACTTTGTTAAATGCTACCGTGTAGTAGTTAAATGCTTCGATATAGTCCGTAGTTCCCTCTATGGACTTCCACAGACTTTTAATTCCACGGATCACAAGGAAATATGTTGCGTAGAATCTGCCGAAAGCCGCAGCAAGGCTAAATGTGCTTTTCGTGGCTCTTCTTGCGCTTACCGTATAGGTGTTCAGATTACGTCCTAAAGAGTTTGCGGCTCTCCCGGATGCTGCACCGGTAGATGCCAGTCCTGCCAGTGCGTTTGTCATTCGGATAATGTTCTCACTGACATTTGGAGCGGTTGAAAGAGTTGTAAATAACTGCTTCAAATTCTTTGCCAGTAAAGGAATGTTTGTGACTGCTCTGCCTGATGCCACACCACCAAGTCTTGAAATCGAAGATGCTATGCTCGCAATATCTCCTACTCCATCTACTTTAGTTCCTGCCATGTCAGCAGAAAATGTCTTCAGTGCAGATGAAATTCTGCTTAATCCACTTGCATCTATTTTCCCCATTCTGTTAATGGAATTTGTCAATGTGGATATATTCTTAATACCGCTCGTATTCATGGAACTGGCGGCATTTGCGATACTCTGTATGCTATTAGAAATGCTTGTCAGCTTGGACGTATCAATGGACAAGCTTTTCTGAAAATTCGTAAGACTATTTGCCAACTTATCCAGTGCGTTACTTGCGTTATTCGCATCCGCTTTTATTTTAATCTGCAAAGAATCAATATCTTTCATACCGCACCGCCTTTACCGAAATAAAAAAGGAAGTGTCTGCCACTTCCAAGAAAAGAGCGGTAAGCTGTGACACCTACCGCTCCTAAAATTACTTTTTGAGATATGCCCTTGTAACCGCACCGATTTTTCCGTCCACTTTGATACCGACACTCTTTTGAAATGCCTTTACTGCATCAGAGGTGGTTTTTCCGAAACTTCCGTCAATGTTCGTCTTACCTTTCGCATTTACAGACGGCATAAAGCCTTTCCTTACAAGTTCGTACTGCGCCCACTTGACATCATTGCCCTTCATCATTGCCAGTGGCTTGTAATACAGAAGTCTTTCCGGTTCTGTATAAGGGTTGCTATGGCTTGTAGAATCCTCATATACGGCATCTAATTCCTTGTACCATACATTCATGTCTACATTGCCTACAATACCGCCTACACGCCCTTTAGAAGTATACTGCCATCCTACCATGTTCGGTACTTGCGGTTGATACTTCACATCACACTTGCCGTTATTCTTGCCGTACCGTGCAATCCACATGGGATAACTCACACCGCCATAAGGCTTAATGTATGTCTTGTAAAAACTTTCCCCAGTGTATACACCGAATGGCAATCCTGCATCGGTGATGACCTTGCCGTAAGCATTGATAATGGAAATAATATTTTTACCAAGACCTTTCATAACGGCATCTTCAACATCAAGATATACTGTCACTTTTCTGCCATTAAGAATAGTAAGCACTCTTCTTGCATCAGATCGTGATTTTGCAACCGTTGTAATATATCCGTATTCATATACTCCGTGCACATGAACATTGTGCTCTTTACAACCTTTCCAGTTCTCTTCAAACTTCTTGTCCGGGTTCAAATCCTTACGGATTACTTTCAGAATAGCAAAATCAATACCGTTCTGTTTTACCGCCCACCAGTTAATCGTCCCCTGGTATGAGGAAACATCAATTCCTGTTAAACTCATGTTTGTTTCTCCTTAATCCGGACTTTCCGGTAATCCTTGTTCTCTTAATGCTTTGATTCTCTGTTTCATTTCCCATATTGCAATTTCTTCGTTGGATTCCTTATATTTAGGCTCATTATCATGTGCTATCTTTTCTGAAATAGGCTTTTCAACATAAGTAGTTCTTGCTTTGTCTCCATTTAAGCAATGGTCTATTGCAAAGATTAATGCAGATATTCCGTAATTTCCCCACCGTTGCCATGAATTCCTATCTTCTTCCTCTTTTTTGAGTTTATATCCTTTGTAGCACCACTCTAATTTTTTAGGATTCAGATGTTTGAACTCTTCTATCGAAATTCCCATGGAAAAAGCAAATGGAAAATATTCTTCCCATATTATTTTGTGCCAGTCGATTTCTTCTTGTGATCCTGTGGCATCTTCGTTACCTTGCTGTCCTCTTTCTCCATCTCTTCCTTGGTCTGCGTCATCATTTCCGTCAGACCCGACAGTTCGAAAAAACCGTCTTCTTTCATACAGTCTGTCAGTTCTCCATACAGCTTCACAAAAGACAGACCGTTTGCTTTCATGTATTCTTTCATTAAAGCATTGGATTCATCCGGTGTAATATCTTCATGGTTTTCGATAAGGCCAGCATAAAAAGCCGTTTTGCATACATGAGGAAATTCTGCAAGCATATATCCGCTACCATCTACAATTTCTTCTGGTGTGGGATTCTGTACATTTTTTGCTTTTTTAGCTACATAGCCACCGGAAAGCATAAGAAACATCTTTTGAATCAAATCCTTGCGCTCCACAGCACCGAACCCAAACTCTAAAGTATATTCAACATCATTAACTAAAATCTTCTTCATAAAAACATATCCTTTCCCCAACATTTTGTTGGAAAGGAGCCGCCCGAAGACGGCTCTCTTTTGCTTAAATCAATGTTTCGTCTACCGTTTCATCATTGTCAGCCACGGCAGTACTATTTGTTTCTGACTGACTTTCTATTTTTTTGTCAGTGTAATTGCTGTGGGATAACCGTTTTCGTCTTCGGTTACTGCAACAGTGTAATTATCTTCAATCCACTTCGGTACAGTAGCCTGTGCAATCGTAGCAGTTCCGGTCAGATGATCGTCTGTTGCTTCGTCCGGTGCAAAACTTTCCTGACCGATAAATGCGCAAATACCCTCTGAACCTTTTCCGTCAGTTCCATACAGGATGATAAAATCGAGTTTCTTTCCCTCGTTTGTCACCATTTCATCCTTGTACTTTTTCTCAAATGCTCCTTGCACTTCCATACTGTTAGCGGCTCTACGACCCATTTCCTGCGTTTCTACCAAATCTTCCAGTGTAGAAGTATCCACCATGTTCTGACTTCCGAACGGTGAAGGAATACTTTTTGCTCTCATAAGCAATTTGTACGTTCCTGCCCAGTACTCACCAGTAGCGGCACTAGAACTAGGCTCTTTATAGGCAATTCTTGATTTTAAACCAGTAGCCATATTTACCTCCAATTTTGCATAAAAAATAGAGCCTTTCGGCTCTGACAATAGTTACAATATATCATCAGCATCTACACTTCTTCTGAACCGTGCAGTGCTTCTGTATGTGTCCTGCGAAGTATTATTGAACTCCGGCATGGAAGTTATTTGAAATCGCAGACGTTTGAAAAGTCCAGCAACCGTAGCCATAATAGCTTCGGCTTCTTCTTGACTTTTGTTGGTTATCACATCCACCTGGTATGATGCTGTGATTCCATTAACAGAACGTGCTTCAAGGTCTTGTCCTGTCTCTGTGAACGGCATAGCATGAAAGTACACCGTAGGGAATGTAGGGTCTGACAAATCCTTACTTTTGTCCGTCACATAAGCTTTAGGATGGCTCTGCCGTATCTTCATTTTTAAGTACGATGCAATCTTGACTTTGAAATCTGATACCCACTGATATTCATTATCCACTACCAAACACCACCTTTGCTGTCTGTGATACAATATCACGAAGTTCTATTGCAGTCAGGTACATAAATGGTCTTGACGGCATACCTTTTGTTATATGAAGTTTTCCGTCATCTCCTATATAACTCCAGTAGTATTCTCCGGCTTTCACATAAGTGTTTCCATGCACTTCAATGTCTTGTAATGCTTGACGAATTGTTTTACCGGAGTTGTATTTCCATGTAACACCTTCCGGTAAATCATACGGATAAGGGTTTTCTGCCCCCATCTGACCTGTGCCAAACTCCACAAAAAGCGCATGGTCTGTACCTGCGACAACCGCCCAAACACAGACACCTTTTACAGAACCAACATACTCTGCATGAATGCTCCGTAAAAGTTCTTGATTAAAGATAGCATCAAGGTCAGCAATCTGCACTCTAGCAATCTCTACACCTTTTTCTGCCAGTGTTTCAGCCAGTAGCCTACATTTATACTCTAAACTATTTTCATAGTCTCTAAGAGCCTTTACAGCCGCTTGTATGGACTTTGGGTCAAACAGGTTGATATTGATTGTCTTTCCCATATGTTCCTACCATTTCTTTAGAATAGTCACATCCGTGAATCCATACACCTTTTTCAGTGAAAATTCCATTTTTCAGTTTTGGAATAGTTAATTTTTCTTCGTCACCTTCCATAGTTAATCACCTACTTCACCGTCTTCTGTAACAAAAACAAATCTGCTGTCAGTCCCTCGTCTGCAACACCTTTGACAACATAGTCCGCAGTCTTGCTATCCACAAGTCCGTCATCGTCACGACCTACTTCTGACTTCTTCCAGATAACATCCCCTGCCTTAATCGGCAAATAGCCTTTGTCGGTCACAATCTGACAATACGAACTGGAATCATCAATACCAAATTCCTTTACCAGTACTTCCGACAGCTTATTACTGATGTTGGCAGAAAAAATGACGGGTTCAGAATATCCAGTAGTTTCTCTCAAAACCACTGGAATCCTTTCTCCGTCCATCTCGATGTACTTTATTTCTCCGTTTTCGTCCCGGTCATAAATCGTGACTTTTTCTCCCTGCCGTGAGTACTTCATTTCCTGCTTGTTAATGTCAAGCATCTTTCTTCACCTGCTTGTAAATCTGATTTACACCAGTGCTTGCCAAACCGGAAACAATTCCGACCGCAATTGCATTCAGCACATCATTTGCCGGGAAATCCGGAATAACATACATTCCTACTACTCCGAGAATGCCACCGACAATGCCGACAACAACCGGGATGTAGTTATCCTTAATAACCGGAATAAGCTTCGCTCCAATACCGGCAAGATAGCAAATAACCACGATTGCAACACAAGTTCCTACCTGTGAAAAATCCATCATTCCTTACCTCCGTTCTCTTTAATGTTAAGTCTTTCCTCAATTCCATCAAGTCTATGATGTGCAGATGCCGTACTGGCTTCAACCTTTGTCAGCTTCTGTTCATGCTCTGCAAGCTCTTTCTTCATCTCTGAACGCTCGCTTTTCATTTCATTGATAGTATCAAGGATGGTGTCCAGTTTCATGTTGATGCGTGTGTTTTCTTTCACACGTTCCTCAATATCCTTTGTGTCTGTTCTTTTGCTGTTTTTCAGACCAATGTAGACGGAAAAACCGAGTGATAACACGCTTATAATGATTGCTGTAGATAACTCTATAGTCACATCATATACCGCCTTCCTAGTTTGTTGGCACACCGCCCACCACCCTTAAAGTGTGCCGCCTGCAACCTTATTACTGGAATCAGTAACATGGTCACGCACAATCTTCTAAACCCCTCGATTTCGATGGGGTTATAAAACTTTTGCAAATGGAAATACGCCAACAAACAGATCCTCACGGTCTCTCCATTTTCTCGACACTCCATTCTCTGAATAGCTTGCCATGAAGTTTTCACCGGCTTGCGATCTGTCATACACAACAAGATTAACAACCACGGACTGAAATTTTTCAATATCCGCGGAAATCTTCTCTTCCGTGTAGCTTTCCGGGTACATTCTTTTTGCTCTGATGTCGGCTTCTGCTTGACTGATAAGCTGTTCCAAAAAAGGATTTTCTTCCAAATGGTCAAACACGACCTCGGAGCTTTCAGAATCACTTTTAGAATCAATATGAAATTGTTTCAGACGGATTTTTACTTGCTCCAAAGTCGTATATTCTGCCATGTGCTACCTCTTATTCATCCTTTGCAGTTACCGTAGTAATGCCTGCCTTTACTGCTCTGTAATTAGGATCACACTCGATAATCATAATTTCCTTGCCGGTTGTTGCTTCAATTTCAGAAGTGCCATCCCAAGTAGCATACGTCTTTACATTTCCAAGATAAGAAGGTAATTTACAATCATCTGCTACCTTGTATTTGTAAGAATTGTCGCCGCTTTTTGCAGGGGAAACGCTTACTTTCGTGTATCCATTAGTTGTTTGGCTTGCAGTGCTGTTCACTACCAATGTATCCAAACCGCTTTCTCCTTCGGTTAAAGTACCGATTACGATTCCATAAGGGTTAGGAATTACAGGAATAAACACGCCACTAGCCTTAGTCCACTCAGCAACCGGATCGGGAGTTGCCCACTGGGAAATAGTAATGAATTGCTTTTTGGACAGGCTTGTAAATGCGCTTGCCTTTTCTTCTTCCGGAGTTACGCCCCAAAGTCCAGTACCAATCTTTCCGTTTCCAGTAGATACATAAAGAGTAAATACATTATCCGGTAAAAATCTCTTGGGAGTTCTCGTTGTATTTTCCTTGTTGGCAATTCCGTACATATCATCATCAATTACCATGTTCAGACCATACAGGCTAAGTAACAGATTTGCCACTTCTGCCGGAGTAATTGCCATTCCAACGAAATTAACTCCCTTAATAGCTTTCATGATTCCTTCATTCTTAAGCATATAAGAGCGCATTTTGGTAGAAGTCAGTGCGATATTGACAACATATCCTTTGTCAAGAGCCATCTGAACCATGTCTGCAATATCTCCAAGGATATCATGGGTAGGATCTTCCCAGCCTTTCAGTGCCTTGAACTTATTTACTTTGAAGTCAATAGCAAAATTGAGACCATTTTCGTTAATAGTCATCTTACCAGTAGACATAACCTCCATTTTTGCGATTTCAGTTCTTGTCTTAACAGAATCAGAAAGCCGACCCATATCGTCATATACATAGTCAATCAGGTTGCTTTCTCTTACGCCATGATTCAGCAACTGGCGTAATCTTTCAGACTGGTTGATTTTTTCCTTGATCAGCAGCTTTTCTACGCTTACTTTTTCGAATCCAGGTCTTACACCAATAGCAGCCTCGGTATCAAATGCGTGTACCATTGCTGCGGTAGGAAGATCCATTCCCTCGGAAAGCCTTTCGTACTCTGCTTCAAGGTTCTCGGTCTTGATATCAGGGAAAAGACGGTCACCTACATAATTTCTTGCGATAGAATAGTTTTGGGAAAAATCCAATCTATCCTTGTCTGTAATCATTGTTAATACACTAGGCATACTGTTCTTACCTCCGTAATTTAATCAAAGTAAATGCCGCTTGCTTTAAGTGCGGTTTCGGCATTGGTATCTACTGCAACAGGCAAATTTGCCTTAATAACACGGCCTGCAATAATTACAGAAATAGGCTTCTTTTCGTCATCTGTAATATCAACATCTTCAAAGACAATTCCCTTTGCAGAAGCGTTATTTGTTGGAACCACAGTTCCTGCCTTGATAATCTTCTTATCATCTACCTGTGTTGCCATTGCTTGTGTTCCCTCAAAAGTTTTTAACACAAGTCCGACTTCACTTGCTAAAATGTTTACACCAGAAGTGTAAGTAGTGGTTTTCATGTAAGCCATAACGTTTATACCTCCTTGCTTACTGTTCGATTACATAGCGCTGATTATATTTCTTTGCCATTTCAGCACCTTTACTTTCAGTTTCATCACCACCGCCAGCACTACCACCGCCCGGATTTGTGGTTCCGTTTGCGATTTCCTGCTCTTTAGCCTGTGCCGCAGCAGTCTCTTTATCAGAGATAATTTTTCCGAGTACTTCGTAGTCAAAACTGCCGTCATCCTTGATAACCTGTGATGCCTGTTCAGCAGAAATATTAAACTTGGATGCCGCATTTCTTCTCTGTTCCGCAATAGCCTGTGTCTTTTCAAGTTCTGCGATTTTTGCATTTGCAGAATCAAGGTCTTTTTGCAGTCTTTCAGAATCGGACAAATCCTTATCTTTCATGGCTGTGTATTCCTTTTCCAACTCACGCAGTCTTGTCAACTCTTCACTGTTTTTGTTTGCCTTTGCGTTTGCTGCCTGAACATCCTTACTATTCTCAGCAATGATTTTTTCAATCTGTTCATCAGTCAAACCCATAGCTGTCAGTTCTTCTCTCTTCATAAATTACCTCCGTTATGTCCTACGAATTTTTATACGGTGCAACGACACCGGTTGACATTGCCGGTTTATACGCTCACGGCATTGCGAATTTTTATAAAAAAAAACAGCTACCTATTTCTAGGCAACTGTCTTATTTTGCATTTGTTTTACTATTTCCTGTGCTTTTGCCATCTGCTCTTCCATGTTGATAATGTCAGCGGTTTTCCACAGAGCATCAAGGTAAGGCTTGGAAATGTTGAAAGTCTTTTCGCAATCTCCCCAAAGTCCAACTGTTTTGATTGCAATAAGAGGATGAATACCACACTGCAGAAGTTGCAGTAATGTCTGCGACTTCGTATACATATTATCTTGTGGACTGTGGTTGATCTGCACATCAAAATCTCTAAGAGTGATTTTCAGATCCTCTTTCTTAATGCGGATAACATTCAGCGCAACCTTGGCTAGTCTCTTCTCTGCTGTCTTAACAACTGGGTCCTTAAGCCTTGCTCTTGATTTTGAAAAATCCCATCCGTTTCTCAGCTCAACCGCACCCTGCGTATCACCGCCAGTGTTTCCTTGCTTGTTCGGTATTCCCAAAATTGAAAGTGCGCTGTCTGTTAAATCATCCTTGGAAACCTGTGTTTGTGTCTGGTCAAGTTCTTGCGACATAACGTCTACATCGGACTTATTGTCTTTATTGATGGACTTTACAACCAACGCATGGTTCATCTTCATTTTTTTGAACTCTTCTTCGTCAATCTCGCAGTTTACAAATTTGTACCATGCCTGGATAAACTGCTCTATACCATCCATTCTGTTTGACTGTGTATTATTGATTGCATCCAACAGATCTATAACAAGTTCAATATCAGACAACCGCTCATGGTTGTTCGGAAATTCTACAATCGGAATACCACCAAATCCGTGAAGTTTCCATGTATCAGGAACAACCGCACTGTTTTTTATCTTACATTCATAGGATTCCGTGTAGCATAGTTTGTACCACTCGCCGTTTTCATCTTTTAATTCCTGTACCGCCAAAATCGGTTCTTCAGAACTGCGGTTGTAAATGACAAACGTGTTCAGAGGATTAGGTGCAACCACACGGATAGGCACATCTCCATTCACAATCTGAATAGCTTTGAATGATGTTCCGGTTGCCGACTGCCACTCACCAGCTTTTATGTCTTTCTCATGCTTATTTGCATCTGCTAAGTAATCATTCAGTTCATCTACTGCCTTATTTACAGCTTCATCATCTTTTCTGCTGACAAACTGAATAGGCTCTCCGTAAGTCTGAGCGACCTTGAATTGCACCCATTCAAAAGAATGGTTCTCTACTACTCGATTGGTGATATCCTCATTTGACAGCTTTGTTCTGTATAGTACCGGTTGATCTCCTTTGTAGTACTCCCACAAGTACTTGATAACCGACTTATTGTAATTAAAAACACCGATGCAATCACCAACAACCTTTACAATGTTGTCTTTGGTTATCTGCTCCACATCCGTATATGCAATTTTTCTACCGTGACAACCCTTTACAAGGTCTTGAAATTTCATAGTGTTCATATTTTCACCTACATAAATGTCATTCCGCTGCTTTGGTCTCTTTTTGGAAGTTTCTTGATCTCACGTTCTCCGGTCTCCGTATGGTAAACAACCATTTTATTGCAATTCCGGCACTTATATGTCTTGTCGATGTGTGATTTTGAACTGCATTCACCGACCAACCTTCCGCATCCCGGACAGTACACTCTAATTTTTTGGTTAAAAATCATAAATACCTCTTTTCTGCGCACAAAAATACCGCCCTTGCTGATAAGAGCGGTACTTCTGGAGTCTTCACATGATCTGAGGAGGAAATGAAAAATATCTTGGAATCTTTCTGCATCTTAATAGTATCACGGAAAAATCGGACATATCGGACAAGTTTAATTTGCCATGTAACGATCGAATGCTTTTCTTACGCTATCCTCTGTGTTTCCACCACCGATTCTATCAGCAACCTTGTTCCATGATAATTTTTCAACAAAACGTAAATTGATGATCCGTCTTATACGACTGTCCTGAACGCTTGCAATAAATTCTTCGACTTCATTATTTTTTTGCAGTAAATCGTCCTCTAAAAGCTGTAAAGTAGCCTTTCTGGAATAAAGCAGTGTCCGTTTTCTGCTGTACTCTGGATAAGGGAATCCTTCAATACGAAAATGTTCAGTGCCGCCGCATCCACCTGATACGCTGTCAACAACATTCCCATCCGATTCAATTTTTCTGATATCCGATTCAAGTTTTTTAATCTTCTGCTGTACTTCTTTGATTTCTTCCTGTAAATCTATGTATTGAGATAAAACCTCTTTAGTCACCATAATCAATACCTCCGTCCGAAAGAGAATGGGTTTTGAATTGCTTCTACTTTTGCTACCCTGTTTCCGTTTGTAATTCGCAATGCAAAGTTTGAAAATACATCCGGTACATCATCTAACTGTTTTTTTCCTGAAACAGAATACCTTTTCAGTAACGACATCATTACACCGTATGGTTCGTTAGGCTTATACAATGATGAATCCTTGAATATTACGTGTTGCAAAATCCAGTTAGAGCACTGAAAAATTCTTGCTTCTTTGTTTGTCTCTGTCGGTGTGTCTGTGATGTTGCATATCCATCCTTTACTCTCTACACGCTTATTTACTTCCATTGCCACACGGTCACCGCCGGCATTACGCTCAAATTCGCACTCTTGCACTTTATTATTAACAAGTACATTTGCAGCATTTTCATACTGCATCTCATAATCCGCAGTATTGTCGCAAACAGCATCCACGCAGTAATAATCTTCTCCGTACTTTTGCAATACCGGAAGAACAAAAAAGTCGGTTCCTTTTCCCTTGGTATCGCATTGCCCGGTAATAATTTCCGGTTCCCCATGTGGCAGATTAAGATAACGTCTGATTTTTTCTTCCGGGAATAACAATCCCTCACGTTCAATAGGCTCCTGCTTGTAAAGACACCTATAAGAGATTTCATCCATGAGTAATTGTTGATCTTCAAAAAAAGCAACCGTAAATCCGGAAAATTCGTAGTCAAAATTGCTTAATCCTGTTTTTGGGTCAATATCCGGAACCGCAATTACTTTTACTCTCGGATTCCCTTCATACATATTTTGGATCCGACCGATTACATCATTTACGCTCCACCTGGTAGCAATATGGATCTCTTTGCAATTCTTTCCGTCAGTATCTTGTGTCTTTCTTTGTCTTGCATCTACCGCATACTTGTCCCACAATTTATCCAAAATTATAGGATTCATAGCTTCTTCGATGCCACCGATCATGTCATCTACGAACAAAAACTTTGATGCACGTACTTTACCAGCATTTTTACTTCCTACGGATGTACACTGAACGGATGGAAATGGTTTATATTTGCCGATGTTAAACTGCTCCATTTTTGCGTTAGTACTGGTAACAGAAAGATTTGGGAAAATTTCATTCCAAGTGTACTCGTCAGAATTTGTACAAATATCGTACACACCGTCATAGTACATACGTGTAATATCTCCACTGTGGGAGTAAAAAAGGTTGAAATCTCTCGGAAACCATCCTGCTACCAACGCATTTAGCATTTTCTCGACCGTGGTTTTTCCAGCACCAGGGATAAGTGACACGCAGAGGATGTCATATATATCATCAATCATGCCTTGAATGGCATCCATGAGACCGATTTTAAGGAATTGCTTTCTGCGTGGCATATAGAACCGCTCTCTAGGTTCTCTTTTCTTTTCCAAATAGCGGTATGCACTGTCCACAACTTTATTTTGTGCTTCTAGTAAAAGAACATCGTACAATTTATCTGTCAGAGAATAATGTGTCTTGTTTGCGAAGGAATACTTTTCTAAATCCCATATGGTTCCTCCGGTTCTTTCCATGCAGAAACGCTCTACAATGCCTTTAGAACGGTTTGTTATCTGTAAGCCATAAGTTATATCCTTTTCGCCATTTATAGCCACTCTGCAGGCTTCTATGTACGCATCAATGACCTGTTCATCAATTCCCTTGCGCTGTATGTAATTGTCATAGCTGTTTACTGCCGATATAAGGCTCTGACTTGCCAATATAAAAGAGCCTCCTTTCCTAAAATTTTGGAAATTTGGCTCTCTGCGTAGGCACTCTACGGCTGGTGCTCTGAAATATTTAATTCAAAAGTTTTAATATTCTGTCACAAAATCTTATATGACTTTTTAGTAGTTCCTTTCTTGTATGGTCATTAACAGGAACACCATCAAAACATTCTGCGTATTCGTTTATCCTTTCCTGTGAAATTCGCTTTTCTGTTTCTAAAAAATCAAAAACCTTATCCTTTGGTAAATTTACACCGATTCTATTGATTTCCCCACATTTCGGGCATTTAATCTCAGCCTGTCCGTTGAATTTTCCTAAAAGACGTTTGCATTTGCTACAACGATGTTCGGACAGTTTTACATAAAAACATTTTTTCAAAGCTTCCTCGTCTTCCTTTGTATATGCCACGACAATCGGGTCTTCTCCCAGTGTTGTACATTCAATTTTTACATTTTCAATATTCCCGATGTTTTTAGGTGTGACCTGCCGCCACGCATCACGCTCTATGCTATCAATTACTGCTGTCATGCTCATTTTTCATCCACCTACTTTCATATCAAGCATATATAATATTTCCTGTTCGGATACTTCTTTTGCTCCTTCTCTAACATGAGCAAGTATTTCTGTTAGTTGTTGATTATCTTTATCCGTCATTCTGTTTTTATCAATTGTTTCATCGATGCAGTAATATAAACAATGCCCATATCCACACCCCAAATGACTTCCATAAAATGATTTTCCAACAACATCAACCTTATCTGTTATCAAAATGTCATGTCTCAAATCCAAAAGATATTCTTTTTTTGCATTCCAGCAATTTAGGCAAAGATTTTTCAAAAAGCTTGCGACTCTTTTTTCTCTATCACTGATGTACAATATTGTGTCTTTCATTCTTCATCCACTCCTCAAACTCTTTCCGGCACTTAGGGCATAAGTCAATTTCTGCTTCTTCTGTGTACAAAATAATTCCAAAATTGTCAAGCAAACTATCAATATGGTAACCTTTTTGGATTTTTGACTTAATTTTCGCTTTTCCTTTTCTGATAAGTGTATTCTTTATTTCTAATCCACACCTATCGCAAGTGTTCCATTCTTTGATATGTTTCATTAGTTACACCTCTTTGTATGGATTGAAGAAGTCCTCATCTTTTCCAATTCCAAGATGCTTTTTCAATGCAAAATTTGTTATCCGTTCCCGATTAAACGAATTACTGATAATATAACTTGCAAGTTCTCCATCTTTCCATCCGTCCGTACTTGTCATAGAATCATAAATCTGCTTATATTCTCCGGTCAGCTTATCAAATTCAAACCAGCCTAAGTCAAGCGTCACTCCATAATTATAAAATCCCTTGTCAGACCACTTGCTGACATAACACATTAACTGCTTGTACGAGAATCCTAATCTTTCAAAAATATTTCCAATAGTTCTTATGCTCAATTCCCGATCGCTAGAATGTAATTTTCTTTTCTGCTCATTCACGCAAGCTCTGAAAAATATTTCTTCTAATGGCTTCATTCTTCCACCAACTTTCTTATAATCTAAGGTTGTTTTCATGTATTTGAATCAGTAGTTTTTAAATATTCAACAAACAGTAACCAAGCCTGTTCGTATGTTAAATCGCCATAAGGGTTTTGAGCATAGTTTTCTCGGAAATACTCATGGTATTTTTCTTTTTCATACTCGGAATATGAATCCCATTTAGAAACTCCAGATTTCTTTTTGAAAAATTCGCACTCATGCTTGCTATCTGCATATCCGGTTGGTGGAATATATTTTTCTGGATATTTGCAAACATCTAACGTTCCAATATTTTCATTTCTTTCAATTTTAAGATAGGCACAATCATAGCACGTCATTACTCCACCAACTTTCTGCCACACATGGGGCAAAATACAATATCAAAGTAGCCTGCCGCCTTGCATCCTTTATAAATCACGATACCTGGCACTTTATCGCAGTTATTCTTCATAATCTGTGCACATGTCAAATTTGTTTCATTCGCACATTTATTAATTTTTATGTCTGCTCCGCAGATTGTATTTTCGTCATGCCAGTTTTCACAAAATTTACACATGCTTATTTTTTAACCTCTCCATTAACCGTTCACATTTATCAAGATTTTCGCAAGTAATGTTGTTTAAGTATTTTTCGCTTTTGTCAGATACTGTTGTTATATTCATTTGTATCAGTTTCGGTTCAAAATCTTTACAATACTGACAACAATCTTGAAGAATAAGGTGAAATCCATTCATGCAAAATTCCTCCGTAACCCATGCAGACGGAATCGAACCGCCGACACACATCCTATGCGGATGCTGTTCTACCACTGAAGCTATACATGGGAATCGCACTGTAAAACCTTTTTATGCTTGCGCTTGCCATAACCAAATTTGCACCGCCTACTTGTCACTGACTATCCACAATCTCACAGTCTTGTCTGTTCTCTACTTCATAGGCTTGGTTTTCGCTAAACATATGTGGCTTACGTTTTAGCTAGGGAATAGTTGCCGTGGGAGTTGAACCCACCCGACGCAAACAAGGTACGACTACTTTTGAATCTGCAAATTCTACTCGCAGAAGTGTTTTTCGTTGACCGATAATGAGCAACTACTATCCATACATCTCCCATCGACCTGAACTATTGCAGTAGTGCCAGACTAAGTGGAGATAAAGATAAAGTTGGGATGATGGGGCTCGAACCCACAGCCTATGCCTTAGAAGGACACTGCTCTTTCCATTTGCGCTACATCCCAATGTGCGTTTCCATAAGCTGTATGCCTACATTTAAGGCACTGACACAGCGCAACACTTACGGCTATTTTTATTTTTGCAGGGCATCCGCCAGTTACCTGCTAGCCGGTTGCGATCCGACCTTGTGGGGAAAGAAGGAGTCGAACCTTCGGTGTTTCTAATGTCACGGTTTTACAGACCGCTGCAATCGCCACTATGCATATTTCCCCAAAACCTGTGCCGTATAACCACCGATAAACTTCTGGCACACCTATCTGCTACCTAACGATTATTGCAATCACGGTATCGTCTTATCGACGCAGACAAAGTTTTTCACCGCTATATGGTTGCAAGGCTTCAAGCGGTTACGTGGAAAACCCTCACGAGCCTTGTGACGGCTCTTAACAGCATTCCGCTATGAGGTGAAAGGAGTGTCTCCAATGGAAAAGTATGGAAGACAATTCGCAGATGGCAAAGACCGAAAGAAGAAAACATCTGCGAAACAGGACTACCAGGATTCGGACCTGGGAATGCAGCAGTCAAAGTGCTGTGCCTTACCGCTTGGCGATAGCCCTAAACTCCGGGAGAGAGACCATCTGCTCCCGGATTATTTTTCGTGAAACACCCTATATTGCTTTATCTAAAAAATTTTTACGCCTGTGTACAGTACTTTGAAAAACTTAGTGTTGTCGAACGCATATTTCCATTTTTCGTTTCCCACACACAGGCTACATACACTCTTGATGCCTTGATTTCTCTGCCACATATCCAATGCCAATACAACACCGGATATTCGGCAATAACAATGGCTTTATGAATTTAACCCATTCAACATTGTGATATGGGATAATTCGCATAATCTCCGGTAACCCCATAGGCTATACCCACATGAAAGTTATTCCAAACGCAAGGAACATTGCAAATGCAAATAAAATAACTGCGTCTGATGCTTTTTTCTGTTTAGGAGCATCTAATGCACTTGCTATTGCAAAAAACGCCATTACTGCGGTTGTCACGATTTTCAAAATTATGAATCCAAGCATTTTTTCTTCGTCCTTCCTTCAATTTCATCGATCATTGCCATTACCAGTGCTTTGGCAAACTGGCTATTGTTATGCATTTTAATCAGCAGATTACCCTGCCTGATAAGATACGACCAGTCATCATCCGTTTTCGGATTAGCGCACTCTTTATGGATTTTCCAAACCTCTGTGTAGATCTCTTTAATCTCCGGTGGCAATTCACATTTCTCCTTAACTGGCAAATCTTCTTTAGGCTCTTTATCAAGCCTGCTCTTTTGGTGCTTCATCTGACAGCTAACCATTTCTGTAACGTTCTCACGGTCTCTCTTGATTCCGTGACCTTGCAGAAACAACTCACATTGCAGGACTTCACCGCATTTTGAACATTCGTCTTTTATCTCTTTCCCAAATATCTGCATACACTTAATCTCTACCAGTGACTACCGCTCTTAAAAATACTCCGATGATGAACAGGATATACACCCATGCAGGAGCATGTAATTGAAACAGTATCCATGCTAAAACTATGTAAATGAAAATCATGTGGTACACCTCCTAAGGGTCTTTTTTATTTTTGAGGAAATTTGAGGGACTAAGTAGGGGCTGTTCGCTGGTCCTGCCAGACCCCCTCCCCCTGTGTGCTATGTTTCTTTTCAACTATGCGTTAAACTAATCTTTCACGCAGTCTTTATTGACACGTCCTTAACTATCCCCTATTTCCGCACGTTTCCGCACTTGTTGCTACTCATTTGCATCTGTATTGTCACTGTCATACGTTCCGGAATCGGTCAACATTGATATATTTTGTCCATTTGCACCGCCTAACTGTGGCAGATCTGAAGCGGTCAAGGCCTGCTTGTGGTTCTGCTGCTCTCTCGATACTCCCGGAAGGTTCCAACCGTAGTGACGATTTAGAATTGCTAGGATCCCTACCGGGTTGCGCTTTGCTGTGGCAAGTTTTGCGCTTAAAGACTCTTCACGAAAATCCGATATCTTTTTGCCGATGTCAGAACACGATGGACTTAATTTAGTCCCCTCATCTCTCCATGTAGCTATCGTATATCTGTCTATACCTGTTAATAAACTAAATCCTATGGCTGATACCTCTTTGTCATACATCATACACATATATATATAATAATCACATATACGATTAACCAAATCATAGTTATAAGCATTATAGTTACTTACTCCACCGGTAAATGATCCAGTAGTATTTACAAGGGATTTAGACTTAAGACAGTCAGGCTCATTAAATGCATGGCGTTTGATATACATAAGAGCAGCATTCCAAACGCTTTGAGACTCTTGTCTTATATCCTCTATTTTCTGATCCTTGCAGAACTGGGAAAGGTATAACTCCATGTCATTCTCATATACCTGGGATGTTTCTGTATTTTCAACTTTTTCCATTTCTGCACCTCCTGAAATCTGCAATAAAAAAAATCACAAGCATCACTCAATAAACCTATGTCTTTTTGATCTCCTCCACAGATCATGCAAAAACATAAATTTACAAAAGTGACAAGCTAGTGACTTCTTGTCGGTTCCGGTCTGCCGGCTCCGGTGGTCTTGGTTACAATCTGGGCGGCTGCATCTCCAGAGGGGGGTTGAATTTGCACCGCTGTCACTCGCACCGTGTTAGCGTCGGCTCCCTAACTGCTTTTATCATACCACAAGACCTATTTATAAATCTACAACAACCTTTTACGCATTTGACAATTTGTTGTGGTGGTATTCCTGCCGGTGATCCTGCGCATATAAAAATCATGCGATTAAAAAATATCATCCGTGTAAATTTGACAAATGGGATTTTTCAACAGACAGACAGGTAATTTTTGCAGATGGGTACATGGTGGCAGCCGGACAGCTCTAGTATTTATATATACTTGGTTATACAATGTCTTTCTGCTCTTATTTATTTTTATTTTATTTAATCTCCTTTTATTTACTCTAATCTTATTTAATCTGCGTCTACAAAATGTCTACAATTTGTCTACAAAATTTAGCACGTTAAAACGCCGCAGTGAAAATAGATCAAGAAAAGCAGGCTGTTACACCTGCTTATAGATTACGGTATTTTGATTTTAATATGTTTATAAAATCATCTGTTAATAGTCCGGATTCTTTTGCTTTTTGTGCATCCTCTCTTGCCGATTTTGCAACATTTATGTTTGATGTGGTCACAATCTTAATTTGTCTGTGATTAACAGATACGCAAGCAATCCATTTATTTTTTACAGTGTCCCAATTGACACCAGGGATGCCGCTATTTTTATGTATTCCGGTTGCTTGCTTTTTATCGTTGTATAATTTTTTTGATTTTTTTACTTTTACTTGATTATTTTTATTCCAGACTAAAGACTGTTTATTATCAATTATTTTTAAATGCTTTTTAGCACATTGCTTGCAAAATCTTTGCAAGCAATGTGCTTAATTATATCGCATCCGCAAGACTCGCACTGTATAATAGACCCAAGCGGAGTTGTAGATCCATTCTTGTTGCGCTCTTTATATCTTTTGCTTTGTTCTTTTTTTCGTTCCTGTCTGCATTCAGGACAGTAAAACGCCCTCGGGCCACCAAAAAAGCTAATTCCGCACGTTTTACAAATTCTCGGTAGTACATTATCTTTCATTTTTTTACTCCAATGCAAAAAAGCGGAGCCTTTGCGCTCCGCTGAATATTTAATAGCACGGGTTTTCTTTTGCCAGCTCCCAAGCCTCGTTGAATTTTTGCTCGTGTCGTTTTACATACTCATCAAAAAATTGCTGATCTGTGCACGGTGCAAGATCTCCGTGTATCTCCTCTCGCAAATCATCATCCATCATGGATACCGCCAAATCATAATCAACGTTTACTCCATACTCATTTACGACTGTCTTTCTCATATTCTCCACCTTTTAACCTTTCTTTTTTAAGCTATTTGTTTACTTGTTCTTCTGATCCGTTCCGCTCTCGCTGTGATCCGGTCAATTAAGGCCCTGTCACCGTATGCGGTTTTGCTGGTCAATAACTCCGAATCTGTCATGCTCTCCAGTGCTTGGAGCGTTTCCGCTTGCACTGTTTCCAGTGCTTGGAGTTCTGCCCGGTTAAATTCTTTCAGCCGTTCGGATTCCGTTGTTTCCAGTTGCTCCCGGTAGTACCGGAAGAACTGCCGGACGTTTGAGCGGATCCGGGCGGCTTTCTTTGCTGTGATCTGCTCCGGTGTTCCTTTCATGTCGTTTGCTCCTTTTCTCTTTGTATTCGTTCAATACCTTGCTTATAAATTTCTTCCGCTTCTTTCCTCTTGCGTTCCACCCATTCAACGTTGCTTTCGTCTGGCCGCTGTCCTGGTAAGCCTGCCCATTTCGGAGGATGTTTTATAACTGGTTTAACTTCTCCGTGCTCTCTAGCGGCTCTTTCTGCCGCTGTTTTGGCTTGTAAAGCGTGTAGCCGTTCATTTGCCTGCATGAGTGCGATTTTCTCGTCTATGGGGCTTTTAGAGCCTGTCACGGGCGTTTCTTTCGGTTGCTCTGTCACTGTCTGCGGTTGTACTGGTTGCAATGCTACGATCACGGCACCTATAACAAACTGGTTGACACTTACACCGTTCTTTTCTGCCTGCGCTTTGATCTGCGGTTCTAGGTCTTTCGGGAATCTAATCATTTGGTTAAATGTTTCCGCCATTTTAGCACCTCCTTTTCTTGTGATATCATTAATGCGATATCATTAGTTTTTTTTGATATCATTTGTGTGATATCATTGCTGTGATATCATGATATCATTAGTGTGATATCACTTGTTTGATATCGTGATATCACTATAACATTATGTGCATTATATGTCAATAGATATATGTGCATTATTTTTTGTATTTCTCCATTTTTTCAAGTTCTGCCGCAACTACTTCTTTAATAAACGTGTTCGGCTTTTCAATTCCAAGCTCTTTCATTTTGTCCCTAGTGCCTGCCGGAAAAACTATATTTATACGGTCGTTTCTTTTTTCGTATTCTCTACTAGCTTTTAATTGTGCTTCACTTGTTTTGTTTATACCCATTCTTATTACCTCCATACAATATAAATATAGCTTTACTATACTATATGTGCATTAGTTTGTCAATAAAATATGTGCAATATACATTTTAACTAATAAACGCATGGTTATATGTGCATTATTTTGTTAAATATTACATATTGTATATGTGCAATATATTTGTTATTATAATATCAACAAATAAATAAAGCCGGTGACACCTACCAAGCGAACACCGGCACCCAAAAAGAAAGGCACCCATATTATAACACGGGTGAAAAGGTAAAGCAATATGAGAAAGAATGAATTATTAGAAGCAATCAACAACAGCAAGGCAAGAAGCGCATGGAATAAAGGTGTAAAGATCTATGCTTATGAGCTTGTAGAAGCTCTGGAAGTTGAAGAGATCCCGCAGGACAAAACAGAGTTAAAAAGCCTTTTACTGAATGGCGCCGCTGACTGGAAACAGTACAGTTGGGGTGGCTGCTCTCTGATTTATGATTGTGACATTGCCGAACGTCTCTGTTGCCCGTCTGAGTTAAAAAAGGTTTGCGGCGGCGAGAACAAACCAAACAGATCCGAGGAATGGTTAGACACACAGGCAAGAGCATTAAGCCATTCTTTTGATATAATTTATCATATTGTTAAATTTAGCAAGTAAGACAGGCTTACACCGGGGTTCGATTCCCCGGCTTGCTTTTACCCGGAAACGGGAAAAATTGAAAATGTGGAGGAACAAGAAAATGAAAATTATAGAAATTTCGGCAATGCCTGACGGCACAGAAATACAACTAGAGGATTGGCACGACAAAAACACAAACGATTATAATGATTTATACGGTTATGTAATAGGTGCATATCCAGTTGCTAAAAATTCCGGTCGTTTGGGTTGGGTAAAATCCGGAGAAAAATTTAGAATATCAATTAGTTATAATAAATATGCAAATTATACTGATGAAATGGTGTTGAGTGATTTTGAAGCGTTAAAAAATGGAGAAAAAACATTATCAGATTTAAAAGATCATTTTTTTAATAACTTTAAAGATCAATTTTATTTGGGAATTATAGATTTTGAACATTGACAGCCATTGCAGAGGATGCCCGCCGGGAGCGATGCCCGGCAATGGCTTTATGGGTGTATTTTACCCAAAAATTTAAAAAAAGGAGGTTGCCAGGATGTGGAAAAATGTCAGTGAATTATTAGAGTCTGCAAATAAAGAATATGCAGAAATTGAAACGGCTTTGCAATCAATTTTGCGTGGAGAAATGCCAGCAGATCAGGCAAACAAGCAAATAAAAAAGAATTTGGATAATGTGGACAACTTAATAAACAAATACGGTAAATAAGGCGGAAATAGTCCGTCTTTTTGTCGTGTTCCGTTGGATCTTCTGCCGTCTGGCGGTCTATTTGTGTTACTCTTCCACCGGATCCGGTCAGATCCTGCGCCCGGATATATTGACGGCTTGCGTTGTTTTGGTGTACAATCAAATATTACAAGGGGATTATAAAAAATGCGAAAAGTGGGAATCGGTCATGTATATGACATTATGGAGAGCGTAGCGGATGCCGGGGAACGGCTGGAAACCGTCATAAGGGTGGAGACTGCCACCGGCGGTCTGTCTCCGGAATCTGCGGAGCTGTTGCGGTCTGCGTATGATTCTATGCTTTCGGCAGTCGGAGACCTTGCGAAAGCTGCGACACGGTGACCGGGTGACCGGTCCAGGACTTGCACAGCAGAAGCACACAGATGTTCCACACCTTGAATCGGTCTGAAAAAATCTGCGAAAAAACTCTGAAAACGGATTTTTTAGCTTGAAAAGTGCTACCCCCGGGGGGGGATTGAAAATTTTTAGCACGAAATTTGTAGAAAAATTTTTCTTTCAAAAACCTCTGAAAATGAGATTTTCGGTTGAAAATGCAGACCTACGGGGGTATCAAAAGAAACACATTAAAATTTTTTACAAAAAAAGTCTCAAAAAATGAGATTTTTAATAAAACCTATAGGGGGAAATATTATGAATTGCTACAAATGTGGTAAAGAAATGAGAGTTGTTCCGGAACAGGTGGCTACGGATGAAAAAGGATTGCCGGTATATCACAGAATAGGTTATTGTGATGCTTGTATGTCTAAATTTGACATTGATATTGTGGAAAAACAAAATCAGAAAAAGAAAAAGCAAAGCACATTAAGCATACTATCTGTTGTGTTCACTCTTATTGGTCTTACAATTCCAGTAGCAATTATTTTAGCCATTATTGACATTGTTAAAGGTGATAAAAATAATAAAAATCACAGCGGTTCATGGTTTTCAATTATTTTTTCTGCGATTGTAATTCTTGCATATTTTTTAGGTGGTCAAAATGAGGAAAATCAAAATGTTTCAAATAATTTAAGTATAGAGTCTGTAATAGAAACAGAAAGTCAAACTATTGAACTACCAGATGAATCAGTTGAAAGCTATCCTGCTTATCAAGGAGAAAATACAAATCAAGAAATAGATTCTAAAACAGAGCCTACGGTTGCTCAATCAGAAAGTAATGTAATGGAAAATGAAAATTATGGAGAATATGAGGAGGAAAATGTTTTATCAGAAGAGGAATATAAGGAATCATGTGTCGAATTATTCTATGATGATATATTTTTTTCCCAAGATGATTTAGAGGGAAAAGATGTAAAACTAAATCTTTTTGTGTCAGAACTTTATGAATTAAGAGCAAAAGATATGTATTATGATTATATTCAAGAAATGTTTGGAGAATACAATTTACAAAGGAATTTCTTAAAATGCTGTGTTTTGAGAGAAGGTACTGAAAGCTATATGGGAGAGCAAATCAATGTACTATTTTCTAATGATTATGGGTTAAACGCAACAGATTATTCCGGTGGTGAAAAAATAACTGTTTATGGGAAAATAATAGGATACAGCACAAATTCATGGAGAGGTTACAACAAATGTGAATTTATGCCATTATATATAGAGTGATTTTAAGGGCATCCGCAAGGGTGCTCTTATTTTTAAACAAACAAAAAAGAATGTCCTCCACGACAAGGACACTCTTCTTTTTAAAATACATGTCTGATGCGCTTTTACTGAAAAGTATTGCTACTTCTCAGCTGGTATAAATTATAATCTAGACACCTACATTGTAGCATTTAAGAAAAATTTACGCAAGTATTCTCATGTAATTTTTGATAATTTCATCAGCCACAGAAAACACTTCTCTTCCGTAGGTAGCCAAAAAGTCGGCAACAATCTCTTCTGTCTGAATATCCATAGTCAAATTGTAGGACAGGCAGAACGCATGGCACAATTCATGGCACAGCACACGGTCATAGAAATTACCATGAATCATATTTGATATGTAAATATCTCTTGTTTTCCTGTCTGTCATGCCAAACGTATATGTACCGTCAGAACGCATAAGCATAGGACTGTGACTTCCTACGAGCCTTAAATTCCAGTCTATTCCATTTATCGTGAACAACTTACCACCTCCAACATAAAAGGGGCTAAATAAGCCCCTTAAGTGTTTTAACCGATTTTTGTTACCAGTGCAGACAGTTTGTTTCGCAGTACCGTCTTTTCTTCCGGTGTTGCATCGTTGATGATTTCCGTCATGTCGTTTGCAAGTTCAGTCATGTAGGTGTTCAGGTCACGGACTTTTGCTTCTTTGTCCTGCTGTGTATTTGCCTTATGCAGTTCCTTATTTTCCATATAGGTTCTGCGGCTCATGCCACTTCTGCCCTCTCTTGCATCACGCATACCGGATGAAGAAGTTTCCGTGTAGTACATACGCCCCATGTCTCTGTCCATGTCACGGTGATACATTTCCGGGGTCATATGGTAATAGGGTGGCTCTTCATAACCTCTGCGGTAGGTTCCACGACCTTTAGGTGCAAATCTGCCGTCAGCATAGCGGTAATGGTCATAAAAACGTTTACCACCGTCACCGTAACGTTCAAACATTTCCATGCTTTCGTCCGGGTCATATTCCTGCATGGTTTTTGTCAGTTCCCGGTAGTACATGGCTTCCGATAAGTCTTTCATCATGTCGATGACCTTCCCCATTTCGCAAGTATCTACTTTGTCAATTCCTTTGTCAAACTGCGTTTTAGCGCATTCAGAAAGTTTCTCAATCATTTCATGCATTCTTTTAACATCCATGATTTTTCACCTCCTACGCTTCACGAACGGCAATCAAATTGCTGTTCTGCACTTCAATAGCTTGCGTAGAAGTGTTCTGAACGGCTACCGTACTGCAGCATCCACGAGGGACATCAATGTAAGCCTGCGCAGAAACGTTGAAAAAGGTCTCTGCGGCTGCCGGAGTTACAATCATTCTTGTGGACTGTAAAGGTTCCCCGTCTACTGCCAGCGCAAGAGAGATTTCCCCAACAGTTCCACCCGTGGGAATCTGAATGTTGCCGGAATAACTTACAAGGAATCTTGCACGACACTGATTAGTGATACCTCTTAACTTCACAATTCCGGATCCCTCTCTATGATTGATACAGTTACTTCCATTTACGGCAGTTTCGGTAAAAGCAACGTCTGCTCCTGCTGCCACAGTCTGTAATGCTACTGCTGTATATTCAGCCATAATAAAAATACCTCTCTTTCAAAATCAAAGGGGCAAACCATATAGTCTGCCCCATGTTGTCAGTAATTCTGCATAGCAGACATAACCTTAAGGTTAAGTTACTCGATATGCAGTTTTAGCATCCGCAACCAGTGTTGCAACCGCATCCGTAATATACATTAGGGTTGGGAACCTGGTATGCAGGAATGGGTGTAGGGTTCACAGCGTTAATGATCTGCTGTGTCTGTGCACTCATGGCAGTAGTCAGAAGAGCATTCTGACGATCCTGAGAAGCGGCTCTGCGCAGATCGTTGTTCTCTGCCTGCAGAGTAGCGATCTTATCCTGGCATAAGTAGTCAAGGATTGCTCTTGTACCTGCATTCTGGCTGTCGATAATGTCACGAGTGTTGTTATTCATGGTGTTCTGCAATGCGCAAGTATTCGTTGCCATATTGTAGTTTACACCCTGGATAGCTTCACGGGTGTCGCAGCAACATTGTGCTAACTGTGCCTGTAAAGCGTTAGCATTCTGCATTCCTGCTACGGTGTCGGCATTGATAGCCTGTTGGATGCCATAGCCAGTCTGTAAAATGTTGGTATTTACGCCATTAAATCCGGTAAGCATACCGTTGTTTACAGCGTAGAATCCGTCACACAGACCGTTGTTGATTCCGTCCAGTTTACCGATGATAGACTGGGTGTCGAACCCTCTTTGCAATGCAGAATCGGTGTAGTAACTGGAATTAGAGCCATTACCGCCCCATCCATTACCGCCCCATCCGCCAAAAGCGAAGAAAAGGACGAAAATAATAATCCACCATGCTCCATCGTCACCCCATGCACCGTTGTTTCCATATCCGCTGTTGGCAGGCATAACAGGCATGGTAAAGGGAGTATTGTTACTCTCAAACATAATTTTTACCTCCATATAAGATTTTTTATACTTAATCTTGCAAGAATTTAGTATCTACTTCATAGGAAACTGACGCTTGAATTTATCAAATTCGGAATCAAAATCCATACCTCGTTCCTTAGCAATATTTCTTCCTAACTGCTCTACTCCAGCAAAATCTCCTTTTTGAGCCATGCCCATTATATTTTTAGCCATAGGGTTTGACATGATCTGACTGTTTCCCATCATATTTTGGATAAACTGTCGCGGATTCCCCATTGTCTTAAGCATCTGCATAGGATTCATCATATTCATTCTGCATCATCCTTTCTTTGCGATTGTGGAGTTTTTCTTTGCGTTTGCGAAGATTTCAACTGCTCAATCTTTTGCTCCAGTTCATCGAAACGCTTCATAAATACCGCTGTAGCTTCGTCTGATAGGTCAAATTTCGCTTTTTCTGTTTCTGACGGTAAATTGTTAGGGTCTGCATCTAAAAAAGGCTTGTAGATCCTTGTATAGATTTTTCCATCTGCTCCCCAGGATTTAGCATAGATCTCCGACAAGTCCTGTTTTGGGAAGAATGCTGTGTTGCCATCCATAGGAACCTCATTCGGTGCTATGCACTCTTGCGCCGGTACAATACGACCGTACATCTGTACTGCGTTTTGCTGTGGCTGTTGCATAAACTGCTGTGGCTGGAACTGTTCCTGCTGTGGCATAAACTGTCCGTACATAGGTGTTCTATACTGCGGATTGAAATAGTTCGGATTCATAATCGGCTGCGGCATGGCTGTTCTCCCTTTCTTCCATTGATTCTATCTGTTTCGCAATTTCAACTTCATCAAGTGTCTGATATGTCGGCTTGTTCATAAGTCCCAACGGACTGAAATTCATAAGCATTACCCGTTTCTCCTAAAACTTCCTCGATCACATGAACCATGATTGATTGATACTTAATCGGCACTTCCCTTGTACGTTCTTTGCTGAATATATGTTCCAGTGTTTCATCTGAAAATTTGAATTTTCCCATAAGGTCATCCCTCCTTATGATTAAATTTTGGCATAAAAAAAGTCGCATATAGTGACACATATACGACACTTTTGCGACAAACGAAAAAATATGCAGTTTTAAAAGTATGATAAATACGGCATTAGCACATCCTATTGCCACTCC